ACATTCACAATGAATTGGATAGTAAAAATAAGTACGTTCCAACTGGGTTTCTTTTCCACATATTTCGCATCTGCCCCATTCTATTGAATTACACATAATTTATTCCTCCTTTTCTGTTTTCTGCACCCGGCTTTGCTCCTCTACTGAATCCCATAATTAATCTCCTTTCTCTTTAATCCGTTCAAGTACATCTCTGTTGGCTTCTAGTATATCATCAAAAGACGGGATGGGCATCCAAGCTACCGTATCATAATACACCGTATCATAATACACTAATGCTTTTGCTTCCCATTCTCCATCTATATAATTGTTTACACATATAAAATAATTATTAGAGCGCTTCACCTTACAGAGTGTAAATACCATATCTTCATTTTCCGGCAACCGTTCATTAACGCTTATCCAAGGAGATTGCTTTGACTGCCATTCGGCACCTTGAACGAAATTCATCTCTCCAAACTTTGCCAAATCTTTACCAAACAAAGTTCTGTCAACTGTCCTGTGATTAAACAGGATATTTTCTCTTGCTGCTTCTTCTACTGTCTGTTTCATATCAAAATACTATTTTAAAATCTTTACCTTTTAATGTAGGAAGCCTGTCGGTAACAAACTTCTCTAGTTCCTGTTCGTCTATCGGGAACAACGGGCAATATTGGTATCTGAACGTATGTACAAATCGCCCGTCAAGCATCACATCAAAAACCAATGTTTTCATATCTTGTTCACTTTTATCCACAAACTAAATTCGGTATAGAGATATTTCCACATATCCCTGTAACGATATTTGTCGTTTGGGTATTGGCAACGGACACAATAATCCGTCTTGTATAAGACCTCATATATTACACCCCTGTGTTCAAACAGATCGTTCTCGTCAAGGATTCCTACTTCCACCTTATTCATGACCGTTTCATTTTATACGTTTTATAATGTTTACAATACTTAGGAGTTTTCCTAGCCGTTATTCTCTTTTGTAAAGCCATGCAATACATAAACGGACAAATACATTGATAGTGAATACATTCACTACAATGTGCTCCTAAATTCATTACCTTTGCCATAACAATTACTCCTTTACTAGTTCTATCGTAGGGCATTCACAAGACCAAACATATAAGCCCATCTCCGACACGGTTCCATCTTTCTTCACCTTGTTAAACAATGGTTCAATATTGTCAAAAAAATCAATCCTATAATCCTTGACATAGGCATATCGTTTTGATTCATTAGTAGTAATACACACCTTGCTTCCGATAGGATACTTCACATTGGATTCAATGTACTCCTTCTTTAATTTTATCATTTCGTTATTCAATTCTCTTATCTTTGAATTGATAATTTCTTTCTTTGATTTAAATTCTTCTTTAGTCATATAAATATACACACATAATTAACATTCAGACAAAATCTGTAACACAATAAGCCATACAATGACAATCATCAATCGTCCAACATATTTCCACATATAGCTTTCATTATCATAGCAAAAACAATTCCAAAAAGCATAAATTCACTCCTTTCTAACATTATTGTCCACCCACCTCATTGCGCCCTTTAGCGCATCAGTTGTAGACCTGTAAAACATATCTACAAAGAGAACCATCCGTTCACCTTTTATTATCTGGTACATGAAGTCTTTTTCTCCTGTGACCTCTATTGTACATCCCTTATAATATGCCACGTATTTCTTTCTCATATGGCAAAGATATAGTTTATTGGTTTGCCAACAACTTTTTATTAACTTTTATTAAGCGTTTTTCCCAGTCGTTCAGATTGTCACCCGTATTAATCTTCTCCATAACCGAAGCTATATCAAAAGATTTACATTTTTCATACAGATCACTCATTGTCGTTCCTTGTATGATAACTCCGTTCTTTTCCCCGGAAAAATATCCGTCAACACTCTCTATCACATCCCATTTCCGTCCTTCCAGGATAGCTTGTTTATTGTTCGTTCCCATTATATTTAGCTATTATATTATTCATTTCATTGTTCTTGGCTTCCGTAAGACCTAATTCGGATATATTTTGAAGCGCAATCTCACATTGTTGACTAATGTATGAGATTTCATTGACATCAATATCACGGTTATCGTATATAAACGCTTTCCCTAGCTTAACAGCAAGACCTTGACATATATTCCCGGCAACTTTTTCAGCCGCTATAATGTTAAAACAAATAATTTGCTTAATACTTAGCTGATTGCTCGTTCCCATATTCTTTTGTTTTTAAGTTAGTAATCAAGTTCATTTGAAAGTATTGTGTACTTGTTGATACTATCTCTGTATGATTCAAATAACGGACAATCTTTCAACATAGTAATTTAATGCGAAAGAATACTTTTTCTTTAGTTCATTCTTACTTTGTTGTTTATCGAAGTATTCACTACATGATGATAGACTTAATGATAATAAAGCCAAAATTTCAATTCGTTTCATAATGATTATTTTTAAATCAAATGATACTTACAAGTTTTTCAAATGAATACACCCCACGAAGTTTGCCTAATTCTTCTTTATGCCGTAATGTAACACGCCACGGGTAAATTATTTCATTATTTATATTCATTTCTGGATAACTTTCTTTATCCCCTTTGAACTCCATCAGTTTAACGCAATAGTTGTTGAATAGTATTTGCGCCTGTCTGTCAGTAGCTAACAACTTTAATGTACTTTCCATGTCTTTTTATTTTTAAGTTAATAAATAGTTCCCGGCGGCGGTGGCGATCCGCTTGTTGTTCTCCACGCCGGGATAGTTGGTTATTTAAATACATGATCAATGAATACCGTATTCGTTTGCCATTGCCCTCTATGTTTAAAAGCAAAATATCCGCGTATGGTGCCGTTTCTTTCATCTCGTTTGCAAAGTCATAGGCCGCTTGTTGATTTTTGCCGAACTCCTTATTTATTGTTCCGCTGTTATCGCTCACCCTATAACGTAGCTTTGCAGGAGTTTTCGCCTTATCTGTAATAATATTCATATCTTTTCGTTTTTAAGTTATTAATTAGTTCCAGGTAATAGTATCGCTCTGTTCGTTGTTCTCCATACCGGGCAATCCTATTTATCTTAATTCCCTAAATGACAGGCTTAACAAATCAGCCCAGTTCTTTGCGTATCTCTCTCATTTGTTCAAACGGTACGGTTACAATGTTCCCGGCAACCAATAAGTTACGCAAAATGTTATCTAATATTATTGTATATTTTTGTAAAACTCACAATATAAACCATACAGGTCTATAATATCTGAATCAGTTAGTATTCTCCTTAAAACTCTAATCACTCTAATCACTTTCATTATTCGTTCAAATATGATTTGGGAAGTAACGGGAAAACATTCAAAACTTCTTTAAAACTTATTTCCCCAAATTTTTCAATATATACGGAAAAATAACGTCCATTCCGACTATACTTAATAGTTAGGCATCTAGGTACGTCTTTTCGTTTTAACGTATCGTAGTCGTTTGCGTGTTCTCTTACAAACTTAATCAATTCGGGCGTATCTAGGTACATTTTCCGTGCCGTTCCCAAAACTGAATGCTTTTTTAATCTTTTCGTTGCACCAAACGGAGTAGCCACCGTCTTGTATAGCTTCATTGATTGATTTATACGGGCGGCCTGATATACCATTACTGAAGCTATCAATAGAAAACTGTATCATAATTATATTGTTTTTGATTGATTAATAGGTGAGTTCTGCCAATACGTCCACATTATATACGGGTAACTGTTTTGCGTATCGTGTACGTCCGTCTAGGGGTGTTTCCGTGATGGTTAGCTCTAGTAATTCGTGTATCGGTGTATTATAGATAGATTTTTCTAGGGCTTCTATTTCCTTGTATCGTTCTGATCCTGTTTGTATTCCGTTCGGACCGTGATAGAATTGTTTAAAAAACGGGTGATCCTTGTGCCTGCATACGAAATGGTAGCTTATATACTTTACTGTTTTTGAAGCCGATTTGCAAATATATTGGCTACCTGTTTTGCTGTTTTTTAGTATTACTAGTATCATAATATTTTTTGTTTTATGGGTAATATATCGGTATTGATTGAGATCTTTCAATAGAAGGCTTTATTTTGCCCTCTATTGGTGTTTCTGAATGGAGTATTGCACACATTCAAGTATATATTTAGCGTGCTCCAGGGCCGCTTCCTGTTTTTCCTGTCTGGTGGGTGTTATCCCATCGTACTTGTATAACAGTTTGGCGGCCTCTCTGATTATGCCTTTCATTGTGCTGCAATTTGCAAGGTATTCTAATTGTGGTTGTATGCCCTTGTTTGCTTTTTTGATTACACAGTTTTGCAGCCATGATGTTATATTATATATCTCACTTGTGTTACATATATACATTGCAAGCAAATTGGGTATGTCGTTTCTTCTTTCCATAATGTTATATTTTTAATTGTTATTGCTTTGTTTCTGTTTTTCTACGTAGTCGGTTACTCGTATGGATAAGTACAAGCAACCTAATAATATTAATGTTTCGATCATAGTTGTTTACTTTTGATTTTTCCAAACTCTATAATCGTTATCACTCTCAAAACACATATAACCGCCAAAAACCTTGACAACATGTGCGGGGGTAAACGGGCAATTTTTAATCGCCCGATACCGTGTTTCAACTTGTGCAAAAAACGTTCTCATAATTTCTTTAATTTACTGGAGATCTTTCGATACGGGGGCTTATTTACCCCTGTATGCGCGTTTTATTCTTCTTCTTCTGTTTCTATTTCGTCCAACACTTCTGAAATTGCTTGATTTAACAGATAACAGCGTATCGTAACATCGCACGATTCTGCACCGCGTCCCAAATAATTCATATCGCACCCGAACTCTGTTAACGCTTCTCCTAACAGGTCCCAATTGTGACACAGGTTTTCTTCAGCCTTCCACGCGTTAAATGTGTAAGATCCTGAAGCGTTTCCCGTTACGCTATCACATGTAAACAGTGTATCGTTGAGTTCCTGTTCCACTTCATCCCGGTTTTCCGTGGTTACTACTATTCCGTTGTCATTGATATAATTTAAAACGTCTTCTTTAACCGCTGCAAAATAATCGTATCTTTCCATAATTGTAATATTTAATCGTTAATTTTCAATTGTCCATTGTATAGCATGTTGTGCAGCCTGTAAGGTAGGATATATAATACATTCGTATTCTGGAGTTTTCCACATACAAAAACCGTACTTTTTAAAACTTTCCTTAACGGGCTTTTCTAAAAATTTGGGCAAATTTTCCTTGTTCGCTTCGTAGCTTGTAATTTGCCCGCCAATCGTTTCTACTGTATAAACTATCATATTATTTCCCATTCTTTCTTAATAAATCCTTTAAAGTTCCCGAAATTGCGCTTAAATTCGGCAATAGCTTCTTTTTTCGTCTTGCCATAATAGCAATAACGCGCTCCATTATGGAACTCTACTGTTAACTTATATTCTTTACTCATATCTCCCAATTATATAGGGTTGTGACATTGGTACATATTCTATACCGTTTATTTCGTATATTGGCAAGTAATTACACCAATTCCCTATACCGTTATTATAGAAGCCTTTAAAAACAAAATCAGATGGAGATGCATTTTTTATGATCTCTATATCTTTATAACGATATATATTTTTTCCGACAAAAGACTTTATCCAGTCTAGTTCCTTAGCGCCTTGTTCCTCCGTCAACGGTATACCGTATCCGTTCCCAACACGATCCATCCAATTGTAATTAATAACATTACGCCGCAAGTCGTTTGAGCGTTTTTTTAATGTCTGTATCTGATCCTTTGTTATTACGCCGCTTTGTTTAATTTCTTTAAACAAAGGATCTTTATCCAGTTCTTCCACCACGCTATCAAACACCTGGTAGATATTACACCACCCTAAATTCGACACGATCAAAAACTGCATGCCACTTATAACCAATGTGTAATACTTGCTTGTATCGTCAAAATCAATGTGGTACTCAGTGTATTCGTTAAACGCTGCAATATGCGTTTCGTATAACTTAACCTCAAACAGTCTATCCGTGTCGTATACCGATAGGTATTCGATTTTTTCGCTATCCGATTGCAATTCCGTATTGTAATACAACCGACTATCATATACACATTCGCTAACCGCGCGTTTCAAGTTAGTACGCTTTCCAGTTTCAAAATTACCGATATGCAGTAATGTTACATTGCTGTTAATCATACTCTTAACTGCTCTCTGTGAGATTTTCTTTGCTTCCATATATATAATGTATTAAGTTTATACTGTACTCTGTATTCATACGGGCTTGTAACCGTTACCAACCACACCAACCACACCGGGCAGGATGGTAGCTACATTACAATATGTGCGTATCGTATGTTTTTACGGCTTATATATACCGACCGTGACTAACAGACAAGTATTAAGGCTTATGTATAGGATACATACGCACATACATTATATTATATTAGGGATGTTAATCGCATATCGCACTAAGTTACTATCTCCATTATCAAGCAATACCCGTACCTCTGCATCGTGGCTAACAACACCGCTATTTATATTCCGCTTATTCCCTGGTTTGCGGATCTGTACCACGCTCTCACCGTGGCAAGCTGTTTCAATACGTCAAGTATCGCTTTGTCCTTCCGACACTGCAAACATACAGCGTTTTTGATTAGGTTGTACATTTCATTAACATTCATTATAAATTAAGCCCGTTTTTTGCAAAAACAATACAGTTTATATACATATTTTAAATTAATATTGCATAATATTAATAGATCAGACCATGCAAAGCTAATATTATGTTTAATTTCAAGATTTTTCAATGTTAATTTGTGTTAAATTTGTTTGTAAGTGTCTGATAATGAAGGAATTACGAAATCTTCGTAGAAGTCACTTGTAAAGATATTTTATTTGTAAAGATTTCGAAATTCGATTCTCGTAGAAAAGAATTCTTTTTTATTTACAAACATTGAGAATCGTGGTAGATAAACGTGAGTAATTGCCTGTAAATCAGCGCCATACCCCCTTTTGTAGAGGCTTCGCTGCGGGTGTGTCGCTTCCGATAAATTTTTTTCTGAAAAATTTTTTTCCCCAAATTTTGCTCGGATGGCTGATTTTGCGGTTTGGTGGTGTATTTTCGGTAGTTTTCAACAAAATCGGATAAATCTTTACATAAAAAGTTACGAAAATCGTAGGTTTTTTGGTGTGTTTCGTAGGTATGGTTGCATTTTTTATGTCTTTTTTTGCAGTATAAGTTATTGGTTTACAGTATTCTTCGTTGATTTCGTCGTTTTGATATGTATCTATACTAAATTACGTATGCAGTTTTGGTGTCTGTATGTGTATGTGTTGTGTATGTATTGTGTATGTATATGTATTGTAATAGAGTATGTAAGGTGTACGTGTATGTATATATTGTATAAATATATTACCTTTAACATTTAATATACAAATTAATAGAGAGTGAAATTTTTACGATTAACGATTCAATTTTTTTTGACAAGACTAAATAGCTTGTTTTCAGCTATTTAATCACTAATTTTTGCGAGTTTTTTGACAAGTGTTGAAAAACGAAGAGTTTACGAAGTCTACGAAAAAACAACGAATTTCGTAGGTTTTTTACGAATTTTCCCGAATCAATTAGTTGCATATGCAACTATCGGTGTTGAGATTTTTTATTTTATGTTAAATTAAGTCAATTTTACATTTCTTAACGTAGAAAATAATAAGTAGATAAAAAATTATAGTTAAATCATTTTAACTAAAATGAGAAAAATTATTACAAAAGTAAAAAATAACAACAATCAATATTTTTTACTTTTCCTATTCAAATAATACTGTGGACGTGAAAGTAAAAAATCTTGTGTAAAGAAAGATAAACTATCTTCCTTGACACGTATTTGTTAATCACATAAACATTTGTAGTTAATTAATTTAACTACTAGTTTTCGTATTGTTTTTTGCGCTATATTTGCAGGTAAAATCAAGTAAAATGTGTGTGTAAAATATGGAAGAAAAAATAGAGATTAAACTTAGGTTGCCCGAATCAAGGCGTGTCGTATGCCTGTCCGATGCAATGCCCGACAGGGAACGTTGGTACAAGGGAATGAGGGTTCAGACACGGCTGTTCGGGTGGGTTACGCTCGTCAGCTTCAGGGATCGTCACTGCTGTCTTAAACTTGACGAGCCTCTGGAGGACGGAACAAAGGCTGTGTTCGTGTCGGAAGCGTCATTCATCAAGCGTGTGCCCGTACCTTTAACTGCAAAGTCTATGGCTGCACAGGTCGCTGGTGTCAGCGTGGAGGGTGAGGTGCTGGAGTACGAGAGGAAGATGAAGAGAAAATGGGAGAAGGAGAGGAAGCATATAGCGGAGATATGTGCAAGGTGCGGGTATGTGCTTCCTTCCGAGTGGAAACGGTCGTTGCGCAGATTCGCTTCGTGGTGCGAGGACCAGGTAAGACAGTACGGGCATATCGTGGATGCAGACTACCTTATGCGCCATGACACGTCCGTTGTTGGCGGAAGGAGCGTGGATGATCTAAGGTTCGTGCCCGATGTGGATATGGTGGATGGAACCGGGGCGAACGGGAAGCCTTCCGCCGCTCGCGTTTCACGGTGCGCGCTCATGCCGGGAAGCATCGTCACCGCCATACGCAATGCAGGGAGCGAGATGGACAAGTCGGTGTCGTTGTGGCGGAACAGCTACTTCGTGAAGATGAGGCGTTTCGGGTACACGTTCAATACCTGCTGTGACGGTGCAAAGACACGTGATGATGCGTTCACGTGGTTCAAGGACATCACCATACAGTACATGGCTGACCTTATAGAGTATTACGGGATAAGACGTGATTCCATCGTGTGCAGGAAACTGGAGCACATCGCGGACGTGTACTCTTCCCTTGACGATATAGACGCACGCCCTGACATATCAACGGACGATTATGACCTGTATCCTGTTGTAATGTTCGGGAAGGTTGTGGACCGGGAGAAATCGGTAGAATCGGTAGGATCGGTAGAGAAAGGAGGGGAAAATGACTGTCGCTGAATCTGCAAAGGCTTCTTATGAATACATCCTTGATTCCGTTATGGGCAAGCTGGCGGACAAGGGTGGTGGTCGTGGCTTCCGTAAAGCAAGGGATGAAGGCGAGTGGAAGCGTTCCATATCCGCTATGGTCGAGATGGATATAGCCGATGCGTGCAGGGAATGCAATTTCAGACGCCACAGGAGCGGTTCCATCATGGCTTTTGACGGTAAGATATTCGTTCCCATGATGAAGGAGGATCTGATGCGCCTGTGTATGGATTTGTGCCGCATAAACGGTCTTAGCGAACTGTACATGACCGATACGAGCGAGCGGTTCTACCGTACCATCGTAAAGAACGTGACGCATGAGATATTCAATCCCAAGCGTAACTTCATCACGTTTGACAATTGTGTCCTTGACACGGAAACGATGGAAACGTTCGATTTCTCTCCTATGATAGAATCGTGCATACGTATCAATATCAATTATGACCCGTTGGCGCGCAGCCCGTTGTGGGAGAAGTTCCTAGACGATGTGATCCCGGTGAAGGACACACAGGATGCCTTGCAGGAGTTTGTGGGGTGTGCCTTTGTTGACAGGAAGAAGATCAAGATGGAGAAGATGTGTTACCTTCTCGGTTGTGGTAGTAACGGTAAGTCGGTGTTCTTTGACGCTGTTGTCAATGCCCTGGGGAAAGACAATGTGTCGTATATGGAGATGGCTGACCTGTCGGGTGACAAGTCTACTTGCGAGTACAATATAGCGATGATAAACGGCAAGCTGCTCAACTACGCCTCAGAGATGGGTGGGAAGGACGTGAGCGGTGGAAAGTATAAGAAGTTCATATCTGGTGAGCCTACTATGGCGCGCCTTCCGTTCGGTGAGCCTTTCCTTGCCGACATGATGCCGCCTTTCATGGCCAACCTTAACAAGATGCCTTCCGTTTCGGACCAGACTTATGGTCACTTCAGACGCTCCCTTGTTATCCCGTTCTATCGTGTGTTCAAGGAATCGGAACAGGACAGATCTCTTCCGTTGAAGCTGTCAAAGGAATCGGCAGCCATTATCAACTGGATAATAGAGGGTGCAAGACGGTTTGTTAAGAACAAGGGTGAGTTTACGAGAAGTTACACGATAGAATCCGTTACGGAGAATGCAAGACGTGATTCCAACAGTGTCTTGTCGTATCTTTACGATTCGGGGTATGATTCTTCGGGAGATATTGAGGAATCGGCTATCCGTGACCGTGACCTGTATGTGAAATACATAGCATACTGCAATGACTGTGGCGTTAGACCTTACAGTAAGAGAAAGATGGTTGACATGATACGCCAGGAAGGCTATTCCGTCACTTCCGCGTGGGATGAGAACAGGAACAGGCTGTTTCAGGTTGTCCTAAGACGGAAGTATAATCCTGACGAATATCTTCTCCAACAGGCTGATGATATAATGAAGGAGGATTTGCCGTTTTAGGGTGGTTTGTTTTATGATAAATAAATACCCTTTTTGTTTTGTTTATTAATGTATATTCCATATCTTTGCATAAAAAAGGAGATATGGAATATACATTTAATAATGTAAAAGTAGAAAGTGTTAAAGATGGATGGTTTAAATCGTCTGTTTTTAATGTGTTTATAGGAAGTAATTCTTTTAAACATACTGAATTAAACAGTCTTAATCAAGATAACATAATTCGTCCTAGTAAAAAAGGAAGAGGAAGTTGTGTCCTTGTTAATGGAGAATGTATTAAAGAATGGTTATCTAAGTCTTATAGGCTTTCTTTGTTCGAGAAAAAGTTTTTTATACACGAGCTTTTTGTCCAAGGATTAGTTTCTGATTCTGATATATCTTTGAGAAAAATAGACGAAAGTGAGTTTTTCTTTGAATTGAAATCATTTATGGAATCATCTGGAATTAATTTTACGATAGAAAGGCAGTATCCTATAGAGCCATATTGTGTTGATATTTTAATTAATAAATCCATTATAGTTGAAATAGATGAAAACAGGCATATTGGATATGATACAATTGATGAAATCAATAGAACCAACTTTTTAATAGGCAAGGGGTATAAGGTCATTAGAATAGACAACAAGGTTAATATTGGAAAGTTTATTGGCATAGTCTATAAATGTATTATGAATAATAATTTCGAGTTATATAAAACTTATTGATATGGATACATCTATTTTTGGTCAAAAAATAACTGTTTCTGATAGTGGAATGTATTCTGCTACGGATTTGATTAAAGCTGGTAATAATTGGCTTTTAAAAAATGGTAAATCTTTGTTTTCATGGCATGAATGGCGGCAAAGCAATAATACAAGAGAGTTTATTGTGGAGTTAGAAAAAAAATATGGTACTGCTATTATTAGCGGAAGGGGTAGAGGGCATCATACATGGGTTCATCCTTTTTTATTCTTGGATTTGGCGTTGGCGATAAATCCAAAGTTGAAAGTTGAGGTGTATGAATGGTTATTCGACAAACTTCTTGAATATCGTAATGATAGCGGTGATTCATTTAAAGAAATGACTGGTGCGCTGTATAATAATTGTTCCAATAAAAGCCAGTTCTCAAAAGCTATGTCATTATTGTGCACTATGATAAAAGAAGAATGTGGTATAACGACAGATTGGCAACACGCAACAGAAGAACAGTTGTTGTATAGAGATAAGATCCATGAATATATATCTCTTATGTGTGACATTTTTAAATGGAATAACAATGAAGCTGTCCGTGTTGGTTTGTTGAAAGCTAAAAAATGGAAAGATAATAGGTTGTCTGTTTAATATTGTTTAACTGTTATTATTTTTGCCATATTACTTTAATATGTATTTTTGCTGAAAAATTTTATTGTGTATGGATAATAAAGAGATTGTTTTATTTGATAGAAGTATTCGTGTTACTTCTGATTGGTATGTATGTGTGTCTGATGCCCAGTGTGCGATAAATGAAGCCCGTAACAGGACTGGTTTGAAAAGGTATAATTTCAGCCAGTGGTTAAAGACGCTTTACGTAAGTGACATGGTTTGCAGTATTAATGAGGGCGGCAAGGATGCTTTCAAGGTTGAGTTTGACAATAATTCGGGTAAGATAGAGCAGTATTGTCATTTTGGTGTGTTTGTTAATATGATTTTGTCGGCAAGCCCTGTTAGTGGTGTGCTTAACAATGAGGATTGGTTTAATGACTACGTTTGTGATGTATATTCCATTGACTATCATGTTTATGAACACGCCAAGATACTTGCCGTTGGCGGTTTGTGGCGTTATACTACAAAGAATGCCAGATTCAGTGATGATATCCGTATGATGGATGATATCATGTATTCCGTTCCCGATGGTGACAAGGATGCCGTGTATAGCCTGTTCTTTGATTTGCTAGGTACGTTTTATTACAATTGGGAATTTGCGTTGCGTTATGCGAAGAAACTTCTTTTAGGGGATGTGGAGGAATGATTATGAGGTGCTTTGTTCGTTTTGTCATGTTTCTCATATACGTTGACATTTTATTTGTTCTTCTTGTGTTTATGGTTCCTGCCGAAATGGTGTACCGATGGACGAGTGGACGTAAGCCTGGAGGATATGTTTCATGCCTTTCTGATTTTCTAGGATATCCTGACGGTTATCGTTATACGTTTAGCGATTTCTTTAGGGATTTGAAACAGGGATGGCGTAATTTTAAGTAATGCCATGGCTAGTATTGATTATGAGTATATATTTGCCAATCTTGACACGGTGCTTGGGCTTCCTTTAAGGCGTAGGGGTAAGCGGTGGACATTGCCTGCCCGGATAAATCTGGAGAGCCATAGCAGGAAGGATAAGCTGGTTTTCTATATGAACAAGTCGGGCAGTATCACCGTTACCGAGCAGGGAGGTGATTCTGTCAACCTATTTGATTTTCTCGTGTCTTATCTTCCCGGTTGCAGCAGTGCTTCTGATGCTTTTAGGATTCTGTCAAGTCCTGACGGTTGCAGGATGAGTTTGAAGGATTTCTACGAGAGGGAGTATGATTCGGGAAGGCAGGAATCAAGGTTTGTTGATATGAAGTATGTTGACAGGCTTAGCGATGCCGGGCATTGGAAGGGTAATAACCTGTACGAGTACCTTTCAGGCGTTTTCGGTGTTGATTCCGTGAATGATGTGTTTTCAAGGTACAAGGTAGGATGTCTTGGAAAGGAATCCGCTGTGTTCTGGTATTCCGACAAGGATGGTAACGTGTGCCATGACAACAGGATAAGATATGAGGTGAACGGGCACAGGAAGAAGGAAACCCATGCTTTCAGGAAGTTTACTACGGGCGAAGGATTTACCTATCGCGGCTATTTTAAGCCGTTTTTAGGGGAGTATTGTAGCGATGCGATAACTTGTATGGTTGAATCGGAGAAAACCGCCATAATAGCTTCTATGGCTTTCGGTAACGGTTTTGTATGGATAGCTTGTGGCGGAATGAACCAGCTTGGAAATAAATTGCCAAAAAATGTTATTTTATTCCCCGACTTTGATAATAAAGCTATATCTTTGTGGGGTGACAAAGGACGTGTGGCGAGATGGTGGGAGTTCCCTAGCCTGTCTTTTGGATTGAAGCATAACGATGATATCGGAGATGCTGTTATTAATAATTTGAAGAGTATTAACATTAAACAATTTAGAGAATGGATATTGAATTAGGAATTGATTTTAAGGAAAACCTTCTTTCCTTGCGTAATTATATCTCTTTGGGATTTCGTTGTGACGATATTGATTTTAAGAACGCGGTTATTGCTTCCATTGACAGAATGATGGAAGAAGTGTTGGATGATCATGATGTGAATTTCTTTGACGCATTGCAGAATGCTACTGAAAACATTATTGAACTCACTACAGTAAATGATGTTAATGATATTTGCTGTGAATTTTACTATGTGATGGATGAGAATGAGCGTGTCATGCACCGTGAGTTCTTTGAAAAGCTGAAAAAATATCGTGAAAGCAAGATTGAACGTATTGTTCCTTTGAAGGAAAAAGACTGTATTGTCATGGGTAATAAGTATGTTGAATTAGGTAGTGGTAAAGAGTGTGTCGTTGACAGTGTTATCCACATGCTTGCCGATAATGACCGAATGATTAAAGATGCTGTTTTGTATGTAGACCATCTTGGTCAGCGAATAGCGTGTTCTGCTGATGAGTTTAGGAAAAAGTTTGGGGTGAGGAAATAAGAATCATAGTGAAATATTTGATAATATAATTTTATTTAGTATATTTGCACTAAATTAAATTATATTAATATGAAAACAAACGTTACAATGGTGTCTAATGACAGAAAATTATTTGGGGTAACTATTAGACAAGATACCAAAAATCAATTTTTATCTATAACTGATTTGCAGGAGGCATATACTAGGGCTAGAATTGAAAAAGGATGGAATGAGAAGAGGATTGAAAATATATTATCTAACAATTCGTCTTCTGAGCGTATATATTATATCCTTAATAAACAGGGAATTATAAAAACAGGATTTACTGCTTTTATTGATGAGGTTAATAAAAGTTCATTGGTTAAGGTTTTAAAGAAGTATGGTGTTTATAAGACTCTTGGTGCTCGTAACAATAGACATGTTTCCTGTAATCCTTATATTTGGGTTCTTATTGCTCTTGAACTTAACCCTGAAATATATGCTACTGTTATAATGTGGTTGACAGATAATTTGATTATTAATCGTATTGAAGCTGGTGATAGATATAATGATTTATGTCGTTCGGCATCTAAGTTTGATGATGTGGATTACCGTATCATAGCAAAAGGATTGAATTATATTGTTTTTGGTGTCCATGAAACAATGATAAGAAATACAGCTACTCAGGAACAATTAAAAGAATTGGATGATTTGCAAAAATCTTTATCGTTTGCTATAGATATGGGGTATATAAAATCTTTTTCTAATTTAATAGATGAAATGAGGAAAATTTATAAGAATAAGCATGGCTAACAAAGGAGAAATAAGAATTGACGGTAAGGTGATGGGAAAGGATTACGGCAGGTATTTCTATTCTCCGCGTGGTAATATGTGGGCTGTCACCTTGTGTACGTATGACTGTGATGATGGTCGTATGTTTGAAAAAATAGAGTTGTATAGAACGAAGGATCAGGCTAGGGAGGCTGCATTCAGATTGAATACGGATGAAAGAAATGGGTAATACTAATTCAAGTGTAATAAAACTGCCTAATGGGTATATCTTGAATAAGATTGATGATTGTACTTACGAGTTGGTAAAGATTGACGATTTCAAGAAAGGAGATTTCCTGTTTGCTAAGAGCAGGACAGGAAATGGCAAGGATTATGTTTTTATCAATAATGGTGGTTTGAAAGCTATATTCTTGTATGAGGACAAGAATACTCTTATATGTAATTCAGAGTTTAACTTTTCAAACGGCTATGATATCTCAAAGGCTACTCTCGAACAGATTGCTGCCATGAGAAGACTTTTGTCCGAGAATCATTTTACCATTGTTGATGGTGAAGTAGTTCCAATTACAGATCCTGTTGTCGGCTTTGTTATTGTAAGTGATGTGATTTATCCTGCAAGCAAGATTTATAGAAGCAGGGAATGCGCTATGTATGATTTAAAGAGAAAAATAAAAAAATGAATCAAGTAAAATTCGTAAAATTAAGACGGGATGCAGTTCTTCCCGAAAAAAAAACTGATGGTGCTGCCGGGTATGATTTGTATGTTCCTGACAACACGTTGATAAGAAAAGGTCGTAATCTGATTAAACTTGGTATAGCCATTCAGATGCCTTCAAATATGAAGGCTATTATCAAGCCGCGGAGTGGATTTTCCCTGAAAGGTATTATTGGCGTTGACGGGAAGTATCATGACGCTGATGTGTTGGATGGTGTTATTGATTGTGACTATACAGGTTGTATAGGTGTTATAGTGAAGAGCTTTGAGAAAGAGCCTTTCTATATTGCTGCCAAGGAGCGAATTGCTCAGCTTCTTTTCAGTAATTATATTGAGGTTGAATTTGTTGAGGTTGAAAGCCTTGATTCAACGGATAGGGGTGATGGAGGTTTTGGTTCCACAAATAATGCAGAGAAATGAGAAAGACGTTTTTATTATTTTTAGCTATTTCTTCAATAGTGTTATTGGGGTTGTGTAGTTGTTCCAATGATAAGGATGATGAATACAAGGATGCTATTATCGGCACATGGGAACTTGTTCAGGTAAAAGTGGATGGTAGATGGTATCCTATGATAAGACCTACTTACGCTAAGTTTAATCAGGATGGTACTTATGTAGGAAGGGGCTATTTTGGGAATGGTTACGGTACTTATGATATTTCTGGTAAAACCATTACATGTTATGTTGATGGATATGAGTACGTAAGATACGAGATTGTTGAACTGATGTCCAATACATGTACGTTGAAGATGATGATGGGAGGTGACAGTATGGACATTAAATGTGAAAAACGATGAAAACAAAAAAGATAAACAAGATTTACGACAAGGGTTATGATAGTGTATTGAACAAGTATTTTATCTTAGCCATGTTTGTTGAGTTTGGTGAAACTAAGTATGACCGTATCTTCTTTTCTGATAAGAAGGATGCGGATAACATAAAGGTAGGTGATTTGTTATGATTGGAGTTACGTTGAACAGCAGGGTGAAAATTATAAACCGTGATAAATACATTTCACTTCACGGTGAAGATTCTGTAAGCAAGTCAAATGTGTTCGGAAAATTTGTCACTGTTAAATACTGTTTTGAGAATGGTGAAAAGTTTCTTTGTGCGGATGACCAAGGTAAAGAATATATTCTTTTCTCGGATTGTATTGCTTATGTTGATCATGTTAAAGAGAGAAGCATCCTTGATGAAGCAAAGGATATCCGTAGCAACAGCAGACAGTCTGACTATGGTGATGCTGTAGCCAATTTTGAAAACATTTCCAAGATGGCTTCTTTGATTACGGGAAAGGAATTATCTCCTTATGACTGTGTTGCTGTACAGATAGCTGTAAAACTATGCAGACAGGGATTCCATAAAAAGCGTGACAATATGGTTGACTTGGCTGGCTACGCTGATATAATGCAATTAATAGTGGACAAGGAGAATGTGAAAAATGGGGAAAAAGGCTGATAACGCTTTGGTTTTTAGGAGAGTTCTAGCGGCAAGCGGACTCTCCGATACTGATGTTAACAGGAAAAGCAGGAAGCATGATATTGTGATGAACCGTGCGCTTGTGTGCTGTGTCATGCGTGACATGGGTTTAAGTATATCTGAAATTTCTGATTTCCTATGTATTGACAGGAGTAGCATATACAATCTTTTTAAATATTCTTCTGAGCTTGACGAGAGGGTAAGGGAGATAAAGTCTAGGATAAAGGAGGAAAGATAATGGGTTTGAATAAAGGATGGGGTAAACTTCCCCTTAGTAACAATCTTCTTATTGACGATGAAAAACAGAAGAAGATTGATATAGCAAAGCATATTGATGATGCGAATGAGATGGAGTTATGGGCTGCGTCCGCTTATGTCATAGATACCAATCCTGTCTTGTTTTACAGAGCTACACACGTTGTTGACGAGGGTATGTCAGAGCGTTCTTTGCTTATGAAAGCCAAGCAATGGGTTAATTCTCCAAGGATAACCCAGATTGTCAATTATGCCAAATCTTCCATGCTTGCTTCCGATTATGTGACACCATCCATGAGGCGTGTATTGGAAGGTGAGAATAAGGAAAAGACAAAGACTTTGATAAACAAGGATAACCTTGAATTTGAAGATGCGATAAGCCTTATAGAAAGTTTCCTAAAGCGTTCTGATATAGACACTGCTGATTTTAAGGATGTGAAAGGTGCGCTTGATATGCTTGCAAAGTTCAAAGGATGGCTTTCTGACGATGATGCTAGTGAGGATTTCTATGACAAGACCACCATAGCGTTTTTCCCATACGATTGCGACAAGTGTGTACGTGCCAAGGCAGGGTTATGCAACAAGTGTGTATATCATCGTGAATCAACAGGTGATCTTAGTGATGATGAACGTAAATGGATAAAGGAAAACGATACATGGAAAGGGTAGTCTATGTCGGTAAGGAAAACCACTAATTTGACGGTAAGGAACAAGGAAAGGGAAAGGCGTGTAAGGGAAATAGAGGAAGAGGGAGTATTTGATTATTACCATAAATTTACTCCTGTCCAGTTGTACAAGTACCTTTCACCTCTATGTAGTATTGATGCGTTACGGGTATTACGTTTGTGCGTATTATCCGCACAGAGGGGAGATAATATGATAACGTTGAAGTTTATAAGGAGGCAACTGAAATATAAGCCCAGGCGTTCTGTTTTTGATTCATTGATAAATGCCGGATTGATAATAGAACCAGTTCCTAATGTTTTTTCCTGTACGGTGAAGGTGAACGAGTATTCTCATATATTGAGCATGATGCGTATTGATGATAATGCTCCCGATGTTGTAGATGTGGATGATTTAAATTGTTACAAAGTTGTAGCAGAGGATAATATTAGTTACCGTGTCGTTAGCAAACGGGGAAGTGTTATAAAGAGTTTTACTGAAAAGAGTGAAGCAAGCAATTATCTTGACGAACTGTATTTTCCTAAAGGTGAAGATGGTGACGTGGAAGCATTGTCGAAAGAGGAAGAGGAAGAATTAACCATTTGATTAACTATTTTTAATATCGTTTTCTGTATTAGTTTATTTTTTAATATTACTTTTGTCGCATGAGATATTGCTATGATAAAGAACGGTATGATTATCTTGTCAACGAGATTTTTAAATGTGGCAAGATACTTAAAGAGAACACAACTAACGGTAAGGAAGTTAGCTGGAAGGTTTTCTGGATAAGGGTGGACGCTCACAAAAGAAGGCTGTCTGCAATGAGAGAATTAGACAAAATAAAAGAGGAGAAATATAAAAAATAAAAAAATGGATTTAGTATTAAATTGTAAAGTAAAGAAAGTAGGTCAGTTACAGGCTGGTACAAGTAAGGCAGGTAATCCTTGGCAGAAGAGAAATTATCTCGTTGAGGAAATTGGTTCCATGTATTCCAAAGAGGTGTATTTCTATGTAATGGGCACCCTGTGTGATCTTCAATTGAAAGAGGGTGATACTATTACTGCCCATCTTGAAATCAGAGCAAGAGAATACCAGGGTAAATATTACAATGAAGTTGGGTGTTTTAAGATAGATATGCCGCAACCAGCACAAGCTCCATCACCTGCACCTGTCCAGCCTGAAAGACGGGATGATTTACCCTTTTAGCATTGCAATGCTATCCGAAATGTGTGGTTTTTGCCTGTATTGATCAAATTCTTGTTTTTGTTTGCGGATGGAGGTTTATCTTTTTTGCCATATTTCGGGTTTTCCTCCATCCGATTTTATTTATAGTTTAGAATGAAACGAATAAAGAGTGAATATCCTTTAGCTGATATATTTAATTTTGTGTTGGGTAAGTTATCCGTTTTGGAATCTATTTCTAAGCCTGTAACTTTCTCTTCCCGTGATAATGCTTTACCTGCATTGTATTATGATGTTGTTTTGTATGGAAAATATATTAATGATACAATGTCTAAACTTACAGGATGGATTGATGTTATCAATGAATATAAGTCTGTTGGCTATGATCATTCTAGGTTTGTTGAAATAAAGACAAACGAGTATAAAGAAACATGGACTTTTGATTCGGAAGATGATATTCCATATTTTTCTTTTAAAAGTTGTTTGGTGTGTGAAGATTATAGGGATATCGTCTTGGATTGCTCTGATGATGATATTACAAGCATGATGAGTGCAGTTAGTCTTATGAGCCGTTTTGATGTATGTGAGTTCTTCAAAATTCCTTCATACAAAATTGAGGAAGATGGAACTATACATGAGAGAACTTTTGCAGACAAGGAGATGGATAAGGCTTCAAACAGCGTGATGATTGATGATGTTCGTTCTGCTATTATTTACACTAACAGGAAGATTCATTCTTTGGTTGACTACATAAAAAGCATTGACGAGGATAAATTTGATGAAAGTGTTGTGTCAAAGATAGAGAAAGATGTAAATTCTATACTTTATTTAGAGCTAATAAACAATTAATTCACAATATTTATTATATTTGTGGTAATTTTGCTACCATCGAAGATTTTAAAACAACATTTGTCTTATAGACTGTTGCTTGGATTTTAAATTATTTTCATAGAAAAACTAGTAGGAGTGGTTATAGCATAAGTCAGTTACCCATTAGGCTAAAAGCCCAAGTTGATTAGACTAAGCGTTAGGAGAGAATATATAGTTACCAAGTGGGTGTTTGCTCAAGCCCCTTGCTCTAAGGTCAGTGATTAAACAATTCTGTGGGGTAGGAATAGTGTTACTGACGGAAAACCTCTCTATAACATTGTCGATGAGCATTTAACGGATAAATCCGACTTATAGTAAAAATGGTTTACGTAATTAACAAACAAGGACAAGCACTTATGCCAACCGAAAGGTTTGGTAAGGTGAGAAGGCTGTTAAAAAACAGTCTAGCCCATGTTGTGTGCCGTATTCCGTTCACAATTCAATTGGATTATGACACAACAGATTATACACAGCCCGTAAGTTTGGGTGTAGATGCTGGTAGCAAGCATATCGGCATTTCAGCAACAACAAGTGAGAAGGAATTGTATGCAGCAGATGTGGAATTGAGAAACGATATTGTGGATAAGCTATCTACTCGTAGGGAATTAAGAAGAACCCGTAGGAGTAGGCTTCGTTATCGCAAGGCTCGTTTCAATAATAGGGTATCTTCCAAGCGTAAAGGTTGGATAGCACCATCTATTGAAAACAAAATCCAAACTCATTTGACTATTGTTGAGAAGATACATAAGTTCCTACCGATAACTAATATCGTAGTTGAAACGGCTGCTTTTGATATACAAAAGATTAATAATCCAAGTATATCTGGCAGTGAATACCAACAAGGAGAACAGCTTGATTTCTTCAATGTGCGTGAATATGTGTTATTTAGAGATAATCATATTTGCCAACATTGTAAGGGTAAGAGTAAAGATAAAGTCTTGAATGTGCATCACATAGAGAGCAGAAAGACTGGAGGTGATAGCCCAAACAACTTGATTACCCTTTGTGAAACTTGCCATAAGGCATATCATAGAGGTGAGTTTGAATTAAATGTAAAGCGTGGAAAGTCATTTAGAAATGCTGCCTTTATGGGGATTATGCGATGGAGTTTCTATGATAGGCTAAAGAATATCTATCCTAATGTAAGTATGACTTTTGGCTATATCACGAAGAATACCCGTATCACTAACAATCTTCCTAAAGAGCATTATGTTGATGCAAGGTGTATCAGTGATAATCCTGTGGCTAAACCTTTAGGTTATTATTTCTATCAGAAGAAGGTAAGATGCCAAAACAGACAAATACACAAAGCTAATTTCTTGAAAGGTGGCAGAAAGAAACTCAATCAAGCACCATTCTTAGTGAAAGGATTTAGATTGTTTGACTTGGTTGAATACCAAAAAGAGTTGTATTACATTTTTAGTAGGAGAAATAGTGGTTACTTTGATATTCGGAAACTTGACGGTACAAAAGTAAACAAAGGTTCTATCAATTGTAAGCATTTGCGGTTGATAGATACAAGAAAAAGTATATTAATTGAAAAGCGAACGAAAGTAAATTTATGAAAATTAATTTGTTTGTAAATGGAAATTTGGTGTGCGACCGAAGCGAAGCGAGGGAGCACAGGGGCAGTCTAGCTGCACAGGGGCAGTCTAGCTGCACAGGGGCAGTCGAAGTTATAACACTATGTGGTGGGGAACTTCCTAGTGATTATGACATTTCTGATGCTGTTATAATTGATGGCGATATTCATTGTCGTAGTATCAGTTATAATGGCATTGTTGTTTGTAAAGGTTCTTTTACCGTTATAGAGGAAGGGGGTGATTATGGGTCACTCTAACGGTAAAATCACCGCACCCATTAATTTGGGTGGTGATGTATATCCTACCCTTGGTATTGGTGCTACTAGTAATGGCTATGATTTAGGGTATGCTTGTCTTAGCGAAAAAATTAATATGTGGAGTTATATAAAACCCAAAGAAGCGTCTAGCCCTTCATTTGACAACGCTAGTTTACCTGGTATAATTTATGATTCTGTAAATAAGAAATTAGTATATGATAGACCTAAAACATGGTATAGGCTTACTGATTTTGATGGATACGATCATGGGGCTAAACCTCTTACAATAGATAAAGATATCCTAACTAATCCTGTAGATGCTACAAAGACAACGTTTGTACTTACAATTTCACCATATTGGGCTGATTCTAGGTATAATTGGGGTAAAATACTTGGGGGATTTACTTGGTCTAATATGAAGATAAAGGTGGAAGTATATAATCAATTAAAGAAGTTGGTGGATTCTGGAGTTTTCGTTGTAAGTAGTATTGATAGTACAGGAAAAATTTCAATTACCCTTAATCGCAATAATCTCATATCTATGGGGGATACATATATTTATATTAAGGGTTATTTTTGTGATTACAGTGGAAATGTATTATGCTTAATCCCTACTACATCTGACGGATTTATTCGTAAGCCGATAGTGGTTACTCAAAGTCTTTCTATTACACTTGGAGATACAACAGCCAACGCTTCTGGATTCTCTGTTTACGGACAGTTGACAAATGGGTCTACTTCTTCTAAATGCAGATTAAACATTACAAATAACACTTCTAGTGATTACGTTGCTTCATCCGGCAGACCATACGCTAGATATAGATGGAGAGCGAAAGATGGATCTTATACAGGTCAATGGTCAGGTAATATATTGATGCCTTCGTGCACAAATATTCCTAAATCATTTACCCGTAATGACGTGGTTGATGCTGGTAATCCCCCATCTTATGGTAATGTTACTCAATGGTATGTTGATTATCAAGTTATTATGTATTAAACACCGGATATAATATACACAAGCAATGGGCATGGAACGGCAGCTTAGGTCTGTCTGTGTGTATTCTGTATTGCTCGTCAATGCAGAACTGGCATGGATTTTTAGACGTTACTGCTGTCCTCCATCCCTTGAAATTTGGAATGTTTTTCCATGAGTTGTAATTTGCTTCATTGAAAATTCCTAGAATCATCTGTTGTTCTATAACATACAACTGGCTTATACCGTTTGTAGCATATCCTCTCCCATAGTGTTTCTGTTTGCTTGGCGGAATAAATGATACGTTATATGGTGATGATATGTTGTTCCATATCTTCTTTTGAACCTCATCCGTTATTTTTTCTATATTGTTCGTTTTTATTGACAGTAATGTATTGGCAAGATATACTTCAACAACAGCGCGGAATCTGTTTGTATTTGTGTTTATTCTCTGCTTTGTCGTTTCTCCACCGTATGTCCTTTCCATGTATTCCTTAATGCCGTTGTCCGTCATTGAAATATACTCCCATCCAAGATCATCGTTTAGTTCTAGTGACAGTTTATTGCTTTCCAGTACATATTGGTATATGTCGTTATATATATCCTCACGGAACTTTTTGGTCAGTTCTAGCACTTTTTCTTTTTGGCTATCCGGGAGTTTTGATATTGACTTGAACGATTTAGCCCCTGCTAAAAGGAATATGGCTAGAAGGTCTTTAGAGAACTTCTCCGCACGCTCTCTGGTTGACGATTTTATACCGTTTGCAAGTCTTTTTGCTTGGAAGTAATAGTCTGCAATCTTAGATATTTCTTCTTTGTTGATCATTGGCTTCTACTCTTTCTGTTATTCCGTTTGCTACCATATTTATCATAAAACTCTTGAAATCACTTTGGCTGTAAACCTTTTGTCCGATTGATGCTAAAGTTTGAAAGATTACAATTTGATTCTCATACAAAACCTTTTGGTTCTGTATGATAGCGTCAAGTTTCGATAATATTTCTCTTTCATTGTCCATAGTGCAAAGGTATGTATTTTAAACAAAAAAGGCAACAGTAAAGATTCACATCTGCCTGCTGCCAAATTAAAAACATCGTAATGGTTCATTTACATAGTGCAAAGTAACAGAAAATATGATATATTTGCAATGTTTAAATAGATAAATAATGTTAATTGTTTTGTAATACCTAAAAATATGGGAACTATAGATTCTATAATTTTATCAGATTATATTTTAAAACATTATGGGCCAATGTCACACTTGAAATTGCAGAAATTATTATTTTACTGCGATGCTTATCATTTGGCATATTTTGATAAAGAATTAATTGAGGATTCTTTTGAGGCATGGGTACATGGCCCTATTAGTCGTAAGGTTTACGGTAGTCTTAATGATAAATATATGCTGTATGAAGAATTGACCTATTCAAATGAAACCCAAAAAGATGTAGATAAGGAATTTGAAAAGTTGACGCAAGACCAACAGGATTTTGTTATTAGTATTTTGGAGGAATTATATACTTGGACAATGTTTGAATTGGAAGCGTCAATTTGCAACGAAAAACCTTGGAAAGAAGCTAGAATTGGCTATAGAGAGGCAGATAAGTGTCATGTGGAAATTTCAAAAGAAACAACTAGATTGTTTTATAAGAAAGATTTAATTCAATGACTTTACGTTTGCACATAAAAAAGCAAGAGAACAGATTGAGCCTTTCTCTTGCCTAAATGAATAAATTTAAAAAAAGCAGTTATTTTTTTGCGAACTCTAACTATTTAAGCTATATCCATTAACGGATGCTTTATGATAATGCAAAGGTAAATATAATATTTGGTATTTACAACTGTTTTATGCGACAAAAATTGGGTTTTCAACTTTAATTTAGATTTATATAATATTGTTTCATTAGGTCCAATTTTATTTCTTTTTGGCATTTCTTAAACTCTGGTATATTTCCTCTTGTTTCTCTCCAAGGAACTTCTCTTTTTACCAATAATTCAAGGTGTCTATCAGTACATTTATTGTATATTCCAACAACTTCATTCAGTAATTGTTCTGTTTTACTTTTCAGTTTAATGTTCTCACAATCTTTTACTTTTATGTTTTGGAAAAAATCTATGTTATTAAATCTGCTGAATTGGGATGGTACAACAGGGCCGTGCGCCCATGCTTCAATTCTTTCATCAAATAAAACCTCATTGAAAATTGTATAATGCCACGCTTGGCAATAATATAACAATTTTTGTAATTTTGAATGTGTTATATTGCCATGTGTCTTATGTATTATCCAATCTGCTATTTGTCTTGATTTATACATTTTTGTATATGCTTTATAAAATGTTTTATTATGTGTGCAAATATACGTGTTTATTTTGTAGCTTTGTAAAACTAAATACATTTTAACTATGGAACTATTGGTAGAAAGAAAATGGTGTAAGCCTGATTATACTATAGGGCGTTTGTATATTGATGGTGAGTTTTTCAGTAATACGCTTGAAGATCGTGTTGTTGACGTGAATAAGAATGGAGTGTTTGATGGAAACGAGAAGAAGGTTTATGCTGAATCTGCTATTCCTTATGGAAGATACCAGGTTATATACAACTGGTCCCCAAAATTCGGGCGTAATATGCCAAGACTGTTGAATGTTCCTCATTTTGAGGGTATTCTTTTTCACGCTGGGAATACAGCAAAGGATTCTGCCGGATGTATCCTTGTAGGTAACAATACATCAAAAGGCAGACTTACCGAATCACGCTATACTTCTGACAAATTGAACAAGTTGATTGACGATGCGATAAAGCGTGGCAAACAGGTTTGGGTTACGATTAAATAGTGTGTTATCTCATCAACCATGTGTTGAAGGAGTTATGGGAGCGATGTTTTTCGCTCCTTGATTTTATACTATTCTCGCTAATTTTCCATCAGACGGTTTTCCTCCAAAAAGATGATTGATGTATGCAAGACCTTTCTGTGTACATAGAACAACCATTACAACAAAACCTGGGTGATTCTCTCTTGGAATAGGTTTTTCTTTCATCTCGAAATACCCAGCATCAATATACTTCTGTTTTGGCTCATTCCTGTTAGCAAAGAATACTCCTGCTTCACGAAGCTTCTTGAACAAGGTATTTCGTCCGAATGGTAAGCCGAGTATCTTGGCAGCCTGTCCTATATCGCACTTGCCTTCCATTGCAAAGGCTTTGTCGGCGAAGTTCGCTTTGGGCTGTAGTTTCTCTATTTGTTTCTGCTGCTTTTTATTCTCCAAAGCCAACCGTTCTTTTTCCTCTTCGGCTTGTATTACCATTAATGCAAGCTCCTTTCGGGAAAGTTCATGTTTTGCCACTTTGTGAAATACTTGCCTATAAACCTCAAAAACTGGACGTACTTTGCGAGCAATAAAAAACTCCATACAGGAAACGGTAAGTTTGTATTCATTTGTAGGCCTTCCGCCTTTTTGGTTTTCCGCATTTTTGCGTAAAACTTGATAATCAATATTTTCTATAAATTGTTCACTTGAAGTTAGTGCTCTTACAGCTTCCTCTTTCCTGCCATAAACAAGCATCCATACTTCATCAAGATTGATTGGGAACTCATTGTCAGATTTTGACAATTCAAGAACTGCGTTGAAATACGATTTTATTTCGCTTTCACTACTCTTTTTAGATAAGATTAATTCTAGCATAGCTATTATTTTAGACAATAAAAAAACTGCACTACGTGTTGTCTAAGTCTTAATAGCAAAACTCCGAGAGTATTTCTACATCCCGACACGGTGCAGTATATCTTTTGTAATGAGATACACGTTATATATGGGCACAAAAAAAACCGATGTATGCGGCTCGTGCCGCTATTAAGTTTAGACACCACAAAGTAAATAATAATTTTTGATATATAAAAACTTTGTGGTGTGATTTTTTTTAAATTAATCCAAGCGCCATTCCTACTGCTCCCCAGAATACATCTCTCCATTCGGGCACTCCTTGTCTAAGCCACTTATCGTAGACGATTTCTTTTCCCACAAGAATGAACAAGGTTAGTGCTATTGCTGTCCATATGGAGAAAAACCATTGCGCCATGCTTACTACAAGTATTCCTGCAATGAGGTGCTCCATTCCGTCAACTCTCAAATTGTTAAGGCATATATAGTCTAATGCCCTTCTTATTTTTCTTAGTAAGTTCGTAAATTTTCCCATAGTTTAGCTGTTATCGTTGTTTTCGTTGTTTTCATTGTTTTCTTCTATTACTACCCTAGCTTCCATATCGTTTAATCTTCTGTCTTGTTCGTCCATTCTATCATCTTCATTATTTGCAGCGAAATCGCATTCCTCTCTTGCTGTCTGCAATGATATTATTCGGGCGTTTACAAGCTGAACGATTGTGTTGTTCCATTCAGAGAAATCTATGTACGAGTATGGCTCTATGGTAGCGTTTATTCTTAGAGCGTTATAACCTGTTGCGTCACCTTCCATTACTCCTACATAGTATTTGAATATATTGGCCATGTCATTTATGGCTGTATTCATCATTTGTGCATCACTTCTCGCCCATTCCATTTCCGGCTCGTAATACATTGCCGTTGTTCCAGTAGGTCTGTCACCTGATGATGATTGCATTGGCGGAACAACACCGCTTCCGTCAAGTATCCCGTTGTATATGTTATCTATTTCGGTGAACAGTGAGTTTGAAGCGTCCATCTTACCCATGAACTGTGCATCATCTTCTGCTCCTACACGTAAAATGGAAGTTCCTCCCAATCCGTTTCTTTGAATGTTTATTCTTCCGTTAGTCTTGATAAGTAGCATTTGGAATGCCTGTCGTGTGTTGTATTCTCCTATCATTGACATTAAGAACTCGAAATCGTCTATCAAGTCCTGTACTGCCCCCCAAAATGGAAGTTCAAGCCGTAGATATACTACAGGTATAAATCCCAGGTTATGGAATTGATGCAGTTGTATGATATTTCCGTTTTCGTCAATATCCGTTGCTATATCTCCGTTGGAATCAAGCGTGTAAAACTCATCTTTAGTCCATACATCGACAAGTGTGTCTGTATGCTCTTCTCCATCAGCCGAGATATATGTGGTTGTATATTCCCTTGCGAAAGCTATTCTTTCCCCTCTTCTGTTTTTATGTTCATACAGTATATCTCCTTTTGAGTAGCTGAAAGACCTGTATTTTATCTCGTCCTTATCCTTATATATATATATGGCAGCATCCCCTACCTTTCCGGCTTCGCTTATAAGTTCAAACTTGGCTGTTTCCATGAGAGAATCAGTCCAGTATTCCTTGTATGTTGTCAGCTTATCCCTGTTCTGCTGGTTTGACGCGCTTTTCTTTATCTGGAATTTAAGAGGATTGGTGCATAGGTGTGATACCCTTTTCTTGTGTATCATCCTTTGAAGAGGAAATGCTCGTCTTTGCAGTACGTATGGAGTTGATGCCAATTTCTTTTTTCTTTTCTGAGCACCTACATTCGCGCTTTCATCATCCGATGATGTGGCATCCTCGTCTGACGGTATACTGTCTTTCCAGTCGGGTCTGTTGTGTATATAGTGTCCTGATGTATCCCATTGTGCTAGAAAGTCATCCTGTGACAGATATTTGTATATCAAAGTGGAGCGTCTTGGCTTTTTCTTTGTTCCTCCACCTCTCCCATCGTCACCTCTTGACGGAAGTGCCACTTTGAAAGGTTCTTTTCGTAATAAAACGTCTAATTTTAAAATTTCCATAGGTAATTATAAATAGGTAATTATATACAGGTAATTATACATATACATATTGACGCTTCACTGCCCCGACTACTGCCGACCACTCCACGTCCTCAACCCCTTCTACCAAGGGTGATATTAGTCCGAACCGTTTGATGTTCACCGAAGCGAGAATGTCACGATCATTGTGCCTTCCGCATTTCGGGCAAACCCATTCACGGTCACTGAGTTTCAATTCACTATTAACGTATCCGCATATACACGTCTTGGAACTTGCTTCAAAACGTCCGATACGTATAAGGTTGCGTCCATACCATTCACACTTGTATTCAAGCTGTCGGAAAAACTCGCTCCATGAAACGGATGATATGGATTTTGCAAGACGGTGGTTTTTCAACATACCCTTTACATTCAAATCCTCAATGATTATCGTTTGGTTTTCACGGACAATCTTTGATGTGACTTGATGCAGGAAATTGTTGCGTTGGTTGGAAACCTTCTCATACTGTCTTGCCAATATTTTTCTTGCCCGTTCTCTTCGGTTGGAGCCTTTCTTTGTCTTTGAGAATCTTCTTTGCAACACCTTTAGCCTTGCTTCCGATTTCTCAAGATATTTGGGATTGGCATACACATCACCGTTTGAACAAACTGCAAAATCCTTTATACCGACATCTATACCGATAGACGTATCATATCTTACAGCAGGCTTTACAGGTATTTCCTTTCCATCGTCAACAAGGACAGAAATGAAATATTTACCTGTTGGTGTCTTGCTTACCGTGACAGAACATACCTTACCGTCAAACTTTCTGTTCGGAAAGAATTTAACCCATCCGATCTTTGGAAGTCTTACCTTGTTGTTGTCAAGGTCAACAGACACCGAATTTATAGCCTTGTATGACTGTCGGCTGTAATGCTTCGCCTTGAAATTTGGGAACCCTGCCTTTTCACGGAAGAACTTCACGAACGCGCTGTCCATATTTCTTATGGATTGTTGCAGACACTCGTTTGATACTTCCGAAAGCCATTCCTTCCCATCTTCCTTTTTAAGTTCTGTAAGCATCTTAGCCAGTTCAACCCATCCTATCTTCGTCTTGTCACGCTGATACGCTTCTATACGTTTACCAAGCATATAGTTATACACAAACCTACAACACCCGAAAGATTTGTTGAAGAAAACAATCTGCTCAGGAGTAGGATTAAGTCTATATTTATATGCTCGTTTCATGTCACAAATATAACTATAAATTAAATTATAACATAACTAATTTAGTTAAATATGTGTAAATTAGTATTTAATTGCCTATAAATATTTTAATTCATCCATTATATCGTTAGGTATGTCAATCATTACATCGCATATATCAAAATATGTCCTGTATAAAAATGTTCCTTCTATCAAGTCGGGTGAGCATCCTACAATCTTTTTTGCTTCCTGCTTTTTCAGAAGTCTTAGTTTCCCGTTTTCCCTTTCCACGTCACGTCTTATTGCTCTTCTCTGGTCCATCAACGCTTCCCGTATTGTTTTGTTTACATACGGTTTGTCGAGAAGTTCCGGGTTTATGCTGAATCCGCAATATCCTAAGTTTGTTCCTTTTATACGTGTTACCATTTCATCGGCAAGCTGTGCCCTAAGATCGAAATAGAATCTTACAGGTTGATCATCCTTGCTTTTGTCTAGTCTTTTCGGAACACCTCTAAGTATTGCCAGGCTTTCGGGAAATGCGTCACGGAATGTAGGTGCTCCAAGACCGTCAAATGCCAGTCTGTTTTCACCGATTCCCCATTTCCGTAGATTGTTTCTTACCCATCGGTTTAAATCCCTTGGCTTTAATGTGTTTGACCATTCCAGGTCTTGTAAGTGATGTCCTATGAAGTGCCCCATTACACAAACGTCACCAAGACCGTATGCTATATCCAGTGTAGCACATTCAAAGTAATCGTCAAACACGGGCTGCGATGAGAACATTTCCTCCATCTCGTCTCTCGTTATCCATTCGTTCCCTCCTTTTATCAGTTTCCATGATCCCAATGCATTTATGGATACTTCCTGGGCTGTACCTCCAAGATTTTTCTGATAATCAGGATTGGAACTCATGAGAATCTTGTTATCCTCAAGTCCGGAAGCTATAAAGGTTATATTTTTGATGTATCTTTTGCAGTTTGTTTCATCAATTTTGGTATTTTTACCGAATCTTGCGATAATATAATCTTTTGCTTGAGCAAATACTTCCTGTGGGCTGTCACCCCATGCTGTTTCATGTATTGTGTCTCCATATTGAAAAAAATATCTTACTTTACCTGAACGTTCTGGTATAGCTATCCCATCATCATCTACCCACCATGATACCAATTCTCTCCAATAGTCACTATACGGGTTTGGATTACAAGCTCCTGAGAAACTTGTCCTAAGTCCAGAGGAGGAACGCAATACTGTTTGAAGATAGTTTACAATCGGTTCTGTAGCCTGTGAGCATTCGTCTACAACTACTTTAACAACATTACCTCCTTGTTGTCTATCTTTAAAATCATTTATACCCTTTTCTCCTGATATGCATGCATCTCCGAAATAATCGTATCGTATTTCTCCACCTGCATCCAATCTTGAAAGACGTTTAGAGTCTATATATTCTCCATAAGGTTCAACCATTTTTGAAACCACTTTAAGAATACCGTCCGCTTTTTCTGCGGATGTCTTATCCTTACGGAAAACGAGCGCGGAGAATGACGGGTGGTTGCATGAACTCAGTATATCCATTCCAAGGCATACGGATTTTCCTCCCCCACGATTCCCGTGCAGTATTTTTATTCCTGCCTTGTTCCTTAAAAATGCTTCCTGCGAACCTTTCTGTGGGGCAAGCAAATTTACCTTGTACCCCTTGCTTCTTCTGTCCTCTATATATTTTTGGACGAAATCAAGGCTTTTATATGGTATAATTCCCCTTTTGCCATATCGTTTTAACGATTTGACAACATCCTTAGTCTTTAATCCTCTGTATTTTAAATCAATTTCTTCCATTGTATTATAATGATTCGCAAATATAATATTTTTTTAAATATTTTTTTTGCTTATACACAAATTTTAACTACATTTGCATCGGTAAGAGGTACTTACTATGCACAAAGGTCTTGTGCATGAATCACATAAAAAACAAATAGTATATGGATGAAAATGTAAAAGTCATTTTTGAAGGTATCAAGAATGCGTTGGGAGAAAGTAGCTCCGTTATTACAGATCGTACAATCGAACAGACAATCAATGAGTTCTCAGCGTTCGCACCGCAGGAAAATGCGGAAAAGTTCTGGAATGAAAGTGTTGTAAATCATTTAAAGAACACAGTGGCAGGTCAGGTAAGAGCGTTTGCGTCTGATAAGCGCAAAGAGTGGGATACAATCAAGGAACAGGAAATATCCAACTTGAAAAAGGAATGGGAAAAATCACATCCTGCACCACAACCGACACCAGCACCGCAACCACAACCTACACCGACACCAGCACCGCAACCGAAACCGTTTGAGTTGCCCGATGATGTTAAGGCTAAACTTGAAGAGTTTGAAAAGTTCAAGAAAGAGTTTGAAGCTAAAGAGCAGGAGGAAAAGCAGAAGCAGATTGTAACTGAAAAGCGCAAGAAGCTGTCTGATTTGATTAAACGCCCGGAAGCGGGTATGCCTAACGAGTTGTTGCGCAACATCATTTTTGAGAACATTCAGATTTCGCCCGAAGAGGAAGATACAAGCATTCTTCTGAAAATACAGGGAAAGTACAATGAAACGTGTACTAAATACACAAAGGATGGCTTTAATCCTTTCATCCCTGACAAGGGTGGTTCTAGCGATGTAAAGTCATTCATAGATAGAAAGAGAGAAGAAGATAAGGCTAACAAGGAAAACAACATTGTCAGCCGATATTACAGTAAAATTAACAAATAGTTTTTTTAATTATGAAAGCAGGAGTTCTTGCAACAAGTTATAGTAAGATTGGTGGCGCAAGACATATCTTTTCTAATGATACGTCTTTGCACGTACTGTTGGTAGGATGTAACGTTCCAGTAGAACGTATGCCTACAGTTGGGAACAAACTTCCGGCTGGTACCATGATTAAATGTGATTCCTCAAAGCAGAATGGCGGTGACATTCACTATTCATTCAGAATGTACGAGAAATCGGATTCTGGTGCTACGGTAAAAGTTGAAAAAATCATGGGTAATACAGTTGCCAAGGTTGGCATGGTTGTCGGTAAAGCACCTACTACTGCCGCAGGTACTACAACTGGCTTTACCATTAACGCTATTGATTCGTCTCATGACGAATATGACATCCTTACATTGTCCGGGGATGCAGGTAAATTGGAATTGACCGATATTTTGGTTGAAGTTACACAGGTTGGTGCTAGCGCAAAATTCAAGGTTATTCCTAATGCTATCCTGCCTTATGATGTTGACACCATTCCCGGTGCCACTCTCTATCCTTTCAACGGTGCATGGATGGTGACAAGTGAGATTTTGGAAAAACGCATTCCGCCCGTAGCTTCGGCAATCAAAAAGGCGATGAAGGATGATGAATCATATCCTTGCGTTTTCCGTTACACATTGTATAACTAATTAAATTTTTTCGTTTTATGCAAAGATCGACATTTAGTTTCTATGATTGGCATTTCTCTGGGGAGATGCAGGAACTTATGGATTATGCCAATCAGAAATTTGATAACGAAAACTGGAGAAGCTACGGAGATTGGGATGTTCCTCAGATGAGTAAATCATGGAATGTCATGGTTGACGAATACACACAGGCTACCCGTCCTGTAATGCTGGCTCCTTTGGCTGAAAAGCCTATTATGGACACTACGGGATTTGAATGGTATTCGGGCCGTATTCCGAAGATGGGTCACGCCATTCAGTTTATGGAAACCGATATTCAGGAGTTCTATGAACTTGACATTCCGCAAGGTGCATTGCTTGACAAGATCCGTGAGAAGTGGTTCACAAAGATGGAAGCGTGTATCCAAGGCTTCCATACCGAGTTGAACTGTATGACTTATCAGGCTCTTTCTACAGGTATGCTTAACTATACAGCCAGTGGCACTAACTCAATTCCTGTTCAGATCGACTATCGTGTTCCTGCAAAACATAAGTTGAAAGCGTTAAAACAGAAATGGTTTAGCGATACAGACTGGACACCGAACGAAAATGCAGATCCTATTAAAGACCTTCAAAGAATGTGCAAGATTGCCGATAATGACGGTGTACCATACGATCATTTTGAAATGTCCAAGGATTTGTATGACAACTTCCTGATGCACCCGAAAGTGACAGCAGCAGTACAGGCTCGTCTTGTTCCTGCCGCAGCATCTACTACAATCTATCCTATGAACAATCAGGAGATTGTTGATGTGCTGATGAAGGTGTTCTCTATTCCTGTGATTATTCCTGTTGATGAAAAATCAAAATGGAACAAACTTGGTGTGATTGAGGAAGCCAAACCGTCTTTTGAAAAGAACACCGTTGTTCTTGTTCAGAGCGGTCAGTTCTTCCGTATCAAGAACTCACCGTCAATGTATTTGCAGGATACCAACCCGGCTGTACGTATTTCTTCTTTGGAAGGCGGACGTATCGCGTTCTTGCATCAGTATTCTTCCGAACCGTATGCGGAGAAGAGTTCAGGTGAGTTGTGGGCATGTCCTGTGATGAAGAATCCGAACAACCTTATCATTATGAAGGTTGACGAACAGTCAAATACGGGATTGTAAAAGGTTGAACCATGAAGGTCATTATTGATATAAATGGCGAAGGCACAGCAAAGGGCGCAGGGGAGTATTTCATTGGAGATACTCTCACGCTCCAAGCTATTCCCGAAGAAAGTGTAGAGTTCGGATGCTGGCTTATTGCCGACAATGAAACATTGAAGCCGGAAGATAGACTGAAAGTTTCGGATAATCCGTTCACTATTCAAGTTACCCCTCAGATAACAGCAAAGGGTAACATGAAGGTAGAAGCATATTTCTATATGTCTATGCGTGAATATCTGAAAGCACAGATTGACTATGAGTTGAAAAACACATCATATATCAGTGTTGCCCAGAAATGGGGATTTCGTTTGTCTGATGACAGCCGTGAAACGTCTGAGATGAAGAAGGATTTGGCTTATGCTGACTTGTTGCTCATTGTTTGCACTGCCCCTTCAACGATACAGGGAAAGACGAAGAAAGCCGGGAACTGGTCAATTACCGACACAAGCAAGACTATTTCTATCAATGACAAGAAAAGATTGGAGCAACGCGCAAAGGATTTATACGCCAAATGGGGTTTGAATTTGGATGTTGGAACTGATGTTGAAATAACTAGATTAAGATGGTAGTATGGGAAAGAGTATTTTAGGTGAGGATATGTTTCCTGATATGGTGAGAATTTATCAGAACAAGAACAGTTCGGATAAATATCAGACCACCCCGTATTGGGAGATGATATACGAAGGAAGGGCAAACATACAGGAAAAGGATACTGGTTCGGAAACGAATGATGTTGACAAGTCCGAATATGCTGCCTACCTAGAAGATAACGATGTAACCATACCTTCCGGGTGTCTGTTGGATTGGCAGAATTTCAACCATCCGTTTTCGGACAACAGCAATAGCTGGCGTGAGATAAAGAAACCTCCATTTAACAATATGGAATTTGGTACGGTAATATACTTTAACCAAATAGAAAACTAGAATACTATGACAATCAATTGGACGGAAATAATACTTGCTTTGTTGGGTACTAATGGTATAACCCTTCTAACTTCAATATTACTGTTTAAGCAGAAGAAGGAAAAAATGGAAACTGAAATTGATTCTTCTACCTTGGACAATCTTGAAAAAGGGTTTGCTATTCAGGGTGATCAGTTGAAAAAGGCACAGGAAGAAATATTGAGTTATCAGCAATCTCTTCATGATGCTTATCAGAAGATACAGGAGCTTTATAATGAGATGAACAAAATCAAAAACGAGTTGAAATGCGCAAAAGATGATCGAGATTCATTAAAAAAGCAGATTGATAAACTGAGTAAACCAGTAACAAGAAAGACAAGTACAAAAAATGCAGGCAAATAACAACGATAAAGTATTGAAAGAGTTTGGTAGTAATGTCCAGCTTGCTTTGGATGCTTCTATCATGCAGTTCATGGAAGATATCGCCACGAATATCATGGATGATATAAAAGACATGGAGGGATTTACCAATCAGACTTTCAATCTTGAAGATAGTTATGGATGTGGCATTTACAAAGATGGGGTCCTAAAGAAGATTGTGTGGGCAAATGCAACAAAAGTTGCAAATGAGCCTAGGAAACGTAACAATGTCGAGTATTGGGGGCGTGAACTTGCCGAAGATTTCTTCAACAGTTATAAATCCGATGGTTCTGAAAAATATGAACTGGTTGTCGCTGCTGTCATGTATTATGCCAAGTATGTTGAGAACTATCACCTGTTGAACGTTCTTTCAGATTCTTGGATTAAGACAAAGACAGATTTAAAAGGGGGTAAATATACTGTGGTTTTTAAGAAAATTGCAGCTAATATGTTAAACAAATATTTTAAGTGAAGTTATGGGCTACTTTAATCCTTCAACAATAAATACCACCTTGTACAATATTGTATTGGACAAGAAGATTGCTGACGATGTATATAAGGTGCAGCGTCCTGCAAGTGTTGATGATAAGGTAACTAGTTTTATTGTCGTAAACAACAATACAAGAATTGTCAGCAATACCGAGAGCGGCCCCTACGGTCACTTCGGGAAAGGCGAAACGATGGCTACGGTTACTCTGTTTGTAAGGGCATTGCCCGGGAACGTATATCCGTCTGTCATGGATGCGTTGAGTGAGAAAATGGTAGAACTGTTCCCGCAAAAGACTGTGCAGCTTCATTTCGAGATATTTAATGTTTTACCACCAATGTTTGACGGGGTTGGGTTCTATTATATGTCCGTCCTGTTGAATGTTGATATTTCAAAGGATTAGCTGCATGAGAAACGTGAGAAAAAACAGTGGAGGCGCATCGGTAGATACGTTTTCAACAATTAACAATAACTTTTTAAATACAGAAAATAGAATGGCACGAGTAAATTTAGACACTAGCCCTGCTTACTTGAACGGGCAGTCGGCTGCTTTGACATTTGATGCGATTGAAATCACCGATAGTACTCAATATTCAAGTTTTAAGAATCCGAAGATTCTTCCAAATATTGAGTCTGGTACTACGGAATCTTCTGGTACTGACGCTGATACTTCTGAAACAAAGAACGAACAGGGTGCTACCGTATTCCAAAATATCACACCAGGTACTATGGCATTTACCTTTACAGGTATGTCTACCTCTAAGGCTGCATTTGCATTCTTTACTACTGGTGATACAACTCCTGAATTGAATTTGGATTCTCTGACTGACACACAAGACGCTTTCGGAAAAGGTGCTACTCAAAAATTGAAAGCATTTGGTGCAAGTGCATTCAAGCAGTTTGTACGTCCTATCGGTATTATCAACGGTACTGGTGATCGTATGATCTTCTTCCCGAAGGCATCATGGGCTGTCAGCTTCACAGGTGCTCCAAGTAACGCAGGATACCTTGGATTCTCCGTTACTGTGACAGCATTGGAAGTTAACACTCAGTATTTGAAAACCATGATGGTTCTCGAACTTGACAATTCGAGTCTCGGTTGATGTAGACGAGTGATGAATTATTAGCCGGGCGTTTTGTCCGGCTTTTATTGTTTTTTAACTGTTTCTTTTTTATTCGAATTAACTTTTATTGTATTTTTGCAATAAAAAGAAACATAATGAACGATAAGGAATTATCTGAAAAATTGAAGTCGCAAGCTATAAATCTTGGGCTGTGTAATGAATGGACAAATGAATGGGGAGAACCTGATAAATATGAATTATGCGAGAAATATATCAGAGGTATTGACTTCTGCCTGCTTAACAGATACCCGTCAAATGAAATAATCAAAAAGGAATTTGCAGGAGTTAGGGAGAAGTTTAATATCTTCGTTGATGATACAAACCTGTTCATAAGCAATCCTAAATGGTCTATTTTTAATGGTTCGTGTGATTGTGTTGTCACATTCAACGATTTCGGTATAGGAGAAATGTATGTCAAGGATAACAGCCGTGTAAGTCTTGTTGCGCTTGATAACAGCATAGTTCATGTTTCTTTGATTGACGATGCCAAACTTGATATTGTATCGTCTAAATATACAAGGGTATTCGTTTATACAAATACTCCAAAGAACATATCAAAGGTAGATGTGAAAGGAAAATTAATGATTAAACCGTTCAAGTTAGTTTAAAAATGGGAATATTCAACTGGAAGCAACCTGACTTAGATGATCAGATAAAGATGCAGAAGTTTGCCACTCATAAATACAAAGAGGTTATGGTTGGCAATAAGAAATTCAAGGTGCGTGGTCTTAGACTAGGCGCATACGATTATATTGTAGACAAGCTGTTGATACGTGACATTATCAACCCAGATACAGCGAAAAAGGAAATGATTGCAATTATGAAAAATGACGCATCTATTCCGTACAAAGTTGCAGCGGCAGGAGTATTGAATAACTATTGGTTTTTTGAGATAATTCCTTTTGCAAGGCGTATATACGCTTGGTGGTTAAGCAGGCACTATGACCATAAGGAACTAACTCCGTTGATAGAAGCCATCGTGGAGGGGGCTAATGTAAGTGATTTTTTTACAAATACAATCCGTTTAGCGTTCTTGATAGATACGACAGCGACATTAAGCAAGAAGGATGCCATGAAATTATCTCTCGATGCAAAATCGGCTCACGAGGATCTATCCAAAAAGATTTCCCCCAATTCAGAGGAGATTTAAGGCTATTCGGAGGATTGATGATAATCAAGGACTGGGCTTTGCTATGGAAATATTCATGGAGTTATATACAGGCAGTAATAATGGACCAGCCTAAACTTGATTATCATTTTGAAGAGAAAATGAAGTTGTACAAGGCTTCTCTTACAGAAGATTTATATAAGGAAGCTAATAAAGATGCAAGTGGCTTTATATATAGATTCAAAGAGTATAAACCTAAAGAAGAACATCCTGATATATTATTAAAAGACGTTTTGCGATGATAACAAAATATGATCCTAAAATATATCCCCTTAAACTGTATGTTGCAGTGGGGAATGACCAATGGAAAAAAATCAATAGAAAATTTACCAACCACAATCATGACCCGATAGATATATCTAAAGATGAAATTGAACGCTGTTATGGCTTGACTATCAATGTAAGAGAGAAAAGTACAAATAATTTAGGTGTACTTATTTGGCTATCAAATGATGGTCTAAAAATAAATACTGTAGCTCACGAATCAACTCATTATGTTTGTGATGTGTTTGACTATTGCGATATTTCTATGGGTTATAAAAATGGACAAGACGAGCATTTTGCATATCTTTTAGGATGGTGTGTAGAATGCGTAATGAATAGTGTTACAAAATATTTAAAAAATAATAATTATGAAGATTAGTTTGTTTATTACTGGAAATTTGGTGTGCGACCGAAGCGAAGCGAGGGAGCACAGAGGGGCTTTAGCCCGACAGAGGGGCTTTAGCCCGACAGAGGGGCTTTAGCCCGACAGAGGGGCTTTAGCCCGACAGAGGGGCTTTATGAGATAATAGCCTTAGATGGTAGTGAGGTACCAGAAGAGTTTGATTTGTCACAAGCTGTCATTATTGATGGTGATGTACGTGTGACGGGTAGTTTGACAATGGGCGGCAATATCGTCTGCAATAAATTTGTGGAGGTGTAGTCTATGGGTCACTCTAACGGTAAAATCACCGCACCTGTCGGATTGGATAGTGATGTATATCCTACTCTAGGTATCGGTCCTACTAGTGATGGTTATGATTTGGGATATGCGTGTGCAAATACGCATGGGAAAATAAATAAATGGAGTAAATATAAACCTGTGAGGCAACCATACTTAGATTATCGTTCTGATTATTGGAAAGCTAATGATGGTTTATGTGGTCTAAGTGTAGTGGGATACATGTCACCAGGAACGCTTAATAGCGGATTTCTAAAAGACCTTTTTGATGGTGTAGACTGGGGATATAATGCTCCTACTGGTGGAGATTCAGCACCTTATCGGATATTGGATTTCAACGGATATAATCATAATGCTATAGTTCCTTTTGGAGATGACGTTCCATCAGATGTATATTTGGACACATCTAATAATCTAGAAATACAACTTGAACAGACAACAAATACTGATGATAACATTTTGCTATCCTATTTAAGCTATCAAGGAACTCCATTTTCTGAAATGTATGCAGGGGTAGGACTTTTACAAAATACTAGATACATTTTAGTAACATCTGAAAGTATGTTTACTGATTCAGTATCTATAAGGTTATTAAATATAGGTAGTTATGTAGGTAAATGGAAAGTAGCTTTTTTCTTGTCATCTAATAAAATAGGAGTAGATGATGAATTAAAACAAGGAATATACATACCTATTCCAGTAACACCAAAAACAATGACTATTCATGCAGCTGGATCTCTATACGTAATAGAAGCATTTGGTACATGGAACTCTTCTAATAACCAAATTACATACAACTTCATTATAACAAATAATAGTGGGTCATCTGTTACTATACGTGGTATAGTTCTTGTGTTAATGAGGACAAGAACAGTTCCAGAAGCTGGAGAAAATGCTGGTTCATTACTTACAGGACTTACTGCACAGGTTCCGGCAAAAGGAACATATAGATCATCTATGTATTCCTTTAATGTTAGTAGAGATTTTTCTTATGATTATTATATTGCAGCAAGAGCCACAAGGGTAAATACCACCTATAATATGGTTGAAGATTACGCTCCATAAATTTTATCAATCCCCAATAAAATAAGCCCGAAAGTTACACGAACTTTCGGGCTATTTTGTAACCTGAAAACAATATGAAACCGATACCTATGTATCCAAGATTGATTAGTATTTTTTGCCATTTAGACAATTCCTTTTCTACCTTTACTTCTACAATTTTCTCCACGGTTATTATCGAATCTTTCGTCACTACCGTTTCTTTTTCCAAGGATGGGATGCTGTCTTGTAGAAAGTCTTTCTTGTTTTTCAAACTATGAAAAAGCCTGCCATCCGACATTATTTTAGCGTCTGATACGGCTAATGATGTTTCCAAGTGTGAACTATCTTCAAATGTTGTATGTTGTATGTGTTCTGTTGGAAGAGTTATTATTTTTGATTGCCATACTACTCTTTCCGTTACTGTCGTGTTGTGGTCTACTATGGTTGTATTTGTCGAAGATGGAAGTAGCTTGCGTGAACAAGAACACGACAGTAACAAAAAAAATAGCAATATAGAAAACGGCTTATTCATGTGCGTTTTATTGTTAAAAACATTAAATCATATTATAAATCTGAAATTCATTTATTCGTCACATCAATCAACCCATATGAAATATATTTCAATTTCTTATAAGAAACATCTTTCTTGTTGCTTCCATTGTCTTTTAAATTAATGTTTATTCAACATAAGTCGGGATTACTCCCGTTAAATACCCATCGCCAATGTTGGATGAGGTTTTCATAAGCAGCACCGTTTCACCGAATACGCTACTCCTTTTAACCACTTAACTTAGAGCTACAGACTTGGGTAAACATCCGTAGGTAACTATATATCATTCTCATCCAACGTAGCACTCAAAGTGCTTAGGCTAATAACCTGACTCCAAATGAAGCATATATAAAATATACAGTAAACTTTAATATCTTATATATTATTCGAGGTTATCTACCAAGTTTGTTGCGATAAGCGAGATGAATTCCTCCTTTGGTATTTCCAATGCTTCGGGAGAGTTCCATTTCACCTTGATTGCACCGTCAGTACCAATGAGTTCAATTATTTTAGTGAATCCTTCAAAGGCGAAGTATCTAGGCTTCATATCACATTCCTCTTTCATTTTCTCTTGGTATGCTTCGGAGTATGCCTTGTTCAGTTCTTCTGTTTCCTTGTTGAAATCTTCTTCTGTCTTTCTGATTTCATCCGCTTCTTTCTTTTCCTCTTTTGTTGCATCTTCCTTACCGTCAATCTCTTTCATGCGATTGATTTTCTGTGCGCGCTCGTCATATCCTTCCTTCTTTATTTCTTTAAGAACCTGTTGCATATCATCATCGAATGCTTTTGCAGCTTTGTCGTAAGATACACGCATAAGCATAATCTTTGCTTTCAAATCTGATGGAAGTTCCTTTCCTTCTAGCGATAGAGGAATATTCAAGAGAGTTAATCTCTTTAAAAACATTTCTTGGTTTGTCATTTTTTATTGCTGTTTTAAATTGAAACTGATGAGATTCCTTTCGTATTGATATATTTTGTCACATCGGTTACGAAAGAGTTGATGATAGTAATGATAGCGATTTGGGTATCCAGTTCAGGGTGGTCATTGTAGTTGATTGCTATACCACCGTTCTGATTGAAATAGAATGTGGCGAGTTGGTTCTCTGATTCAAGCGATTTCACCTCTCCGCCATCAAATGAATCAATTGTTTTACCGTTTGATACATTTACATTCGCGTTCACCTTGTATTGTTTTCCCACATTAGCTTCATTGCTGAATGTTACGCTGGCTGAATTTACGCCAACGAGTGTTACTTTGTTTTCTTCTACAGCCATAGTTATAAAAATTAGTCAATGCAAAGATAGTATAATTGGCTTTATTTACTATTTTTAATATGTTAAAAAATGCTAATATATTTTTACTTGTTATCAATCATATAATTATGCTTATTTTTTGTTATTTTTGCCATAATTAAAGTTTATTAGTATGGCTGATATTGATTTAGGAGCATTAAAGTTTAAGATCGGTCTAGATGATTCAGGTCTTGACAAACAGATAAAGGATATACAAAAGAAACTACAGGACACCTTTAACCAGGAGATGTCCTTTAAGCCTATGTTGACTGATATAGGCAAAATGAACGCAGAACTTAGCGAGGTTGTAGAAAAGATAAATAAAGCTAATGAAAACGCATCCAATGTAGGGAAAGGAAAGTCGAACAAGAAAATGGATATACTTGTTCAGATGGAAGAATTGTCAAACAAGATTGTCGAAGCGACAAGGGAGTATGACAGGCTGGAAAAGACTTACCGTAACTTAGGCAATGCAGGTGGGGATAAGGGGATGGCTACAAGAAAAGCCAATCTTGAAAGTCAGAAGAAAGCGATAGACGATCTTGTCGCTGAATTGAACAGATTGAAAACCGCATATTCCCTTACTGCTAACAGTGCGCCTAAATTGTCCATTTCCGATGAAAGAGAACTTAATCTTCTACGCCAGCAATACGAGATGGAGATTGCACGGACAAAGGAGATGGAAAAGCAAGCATCAAAGCAGGAACAGGCGAATAAAAAGATGCAGCAGACCAATCAGAAGTATCTACAATACCTTTCTGGTCAGTCTGGACTTGCCCTTGGTATGCCGGAGGGAAGTGCTGAGGACTTGAACAAGAAAATTGCTGCCATACAAAAAAGACTTGAATTATTGAATAAATTTAAGGTTGATATTCCTTTGAACAGCAATCAGATAACAAAGGCTGACGCTCTTATTCAGAAATTGCAAGGCAGATTGGAGAAGTTGCAATCATCTTTAAGAAAAACATCAACGAATGAATTGCTTAATATCAATCCTACATCTATCAATCAGGCTAACAATCTTATTTCTGAATTGACAAACAGGCGTAATGCACTTAATACGACTGATGCAAACTATAACCGTACCCTTACTCTTCTCAACAGGAAGATACAGGAACACAACAAGTTTGTAAATGAAGCCACATCCTATGGAACAAAGATGCAGCAGACCAATCAGAAAAATGCTGCAAGTTCAAAAGAGTTTTCCGAGGAACTGACAAAGCAGAGCAGAATGATGCGTGAGTTTGTCAATACGATAAAGACTTATGCCGGGTTCTACTTTTTCAGAGATATGTTTCAGGAACTTGTTGCCATTCGTGGAGAGTTCGAGTTACAACAGGTATCTTTACGTGCCATCATACAGGATGCAAGACGGGCTGACCAGATATTCAGTCAGATTAAGGGTCTTGCTGTAATATCTCCTTTCCAGTTCAGTGATTTGGTTGGATATACCAAACAGCTTGCCGCATTCCAGATACCTGTCAACGAATTGTATGGTACCATGAAAAGCCTTGCGGACGTTTCCGCAGGTCTTGGCGTTGATATGGGACGTATCATTCTTGCCTATGGCCAGATAAGAAGCGCAGGTGTGTTAAGAGGACAGGAATTACGTCAATTGACAGAAGCCGGTATTCCTGCATTGGACGCATTGAGAAAGAAACTGGAAGAAGTAAGAGGTGTGGCTCAAACTACTGATGATGTGTTCAACGCCATATCAACACGTCAGATTCCTTTCGAGTATATTCGGGAGATGTTTACCACAATGACGGAAGATGGTGGTATGTTCTACAAGATGCAGGAAATACAAGCCGCATCTTTGAAAGGTATGGTAAGTAACCTTGCCGATTCATACAAGATTATGATGAATGACATAGGCGAGGCGAATGATTCCGTTCTGAAAGGTATCGTTGGAAGCATAACCGATGCGATGAACAACTGGAGATACTTCTCTAAAGCAATAGAGGGCGTTGCTGTAGGATATGCCGCATTGAAAGGATTGCAGTTGGCTAGAACAGCCATGCTAGGAAAAGAAGTTGTCGCAACAACTAATGCTATTAAGGCTGAGAAATTACGGGAAGCCCAGTTGCTTAAACAGGCTGCAATGTACAGAACGCTCACTACTGCCGAGAGGTGGAAGATAGCGACAGCGTCAAAACTGTCTGCCGTAGAGATAGTTGCTGCCGTTAATTCGGGAAAGATGTCAGCAGAGATGGCAAAACGTATTCTTGCCACGAATATGCTGACACAGGCTGAACGGCATCTTCTTGTCACCGAACTTAAACTGACAGGTGCGGAAGCTGCAAGAATGTTGTCTATGACAAAAACGACAATGTTGATGAACAGATTCAAACTGGCAACATTCGGTTTGACAAATTCATTGAAAACATTGTGGCTTACGATAAAGGCTAATCCGCTCATGACGATACTTACCGTTGCAGGACTTGTGGCGGAAGCGTTTCATGTGATGTCTGCACGTTCGGAAGAGTTTAATCAGAAGATAAAGGACAGTGCAAAGTCTTTCCGCGAATCATACAGTGACTTGCAAAAAGACCTTGACAAAATAAACTTTGATAAACTCACCCCGGAAAACCTTGAACAGCTTGATACGAAACAGTTGCAGTCGTATGAGGAAACACTGACTGGAATATTGTCTAAATATGGCAATATGGGGCAGTATATAATACAGAACAGCAAGAAGATAGATGATCAGAAATCACGTGTGGAATATTTGCAAAAGTCAGCATCGGAACTAGAGCAAGTTTATAAACGTGCTGCCGAAAATGCGGATATATTGTTCAAGGCGGACAAGGCAACATCTACAGGCGTGTTTGGTGACTCATTCTCTGATTTGCTTAAAGATTATGAGAAATCGTCTGTAAAACTCACTTCAGCAAGTAAGGATATAGAAGAGTTTCGTGGGCAGATAGTACAGGCATCCAAGGAAATTATAAACATGGGTAAGGGTACTAAGGAATGGAGAAATGAACTTACCGAACTGATAAACAAAGGGGCTTCGGCAGCTACTATTGTCGAGAAGATACGTTCTTTGGCTGAAACGTCAGGGGATGCGAGAACATTTGAAATATTCAAGAACAAGACCCATTTTGATAGTGAGGAATTGTTGAAGGAATATGACAAACTGAAAGTAGGTATAATGGGCGAAACTAAAGAACTTGAAAAATCATTTAATGTTTTTGCAAACAGTCTTGACAAAGAATTGAAAAAAGTATTTGTCGGCATTGATCCAAATAAATTAAATGAGGCTCAAAAGGACTTTATAAGGATTCAGTCTGAAAATTTTTCCACAACTAGCGAACTTGGGGAGAATGCTAAAAAATTGTTTAATGAATTTATTGACAAAAAATATGCTGTTAAAATAGAACTTGACGATAAAGAAGCACAGGAAGGTTTGACTGGATGGAAGAAATCACTTGACGAGATTACAGGACATAAATGGACTATTGCTATAAAGGCTGCCGATGTGAAATCTATGGAGGATTACTTTAAATCGGTAAAACAGGAATATAAAGACGCCAAAAGTTCAATAGAAAATTTACAGCGCACCATTGATATGTATGTTAGCCAAGGAAAGGTCAAGAAACTTGGAGATGAGTATCAAATTACAGGAATTGTAAGCCCTTATGAAGCCGAGCAAGTACAACAGACGGTATATGAGATTAACGCTGCCAACGAAGCGATGTCAAAGGCTACGGGAACAGCAAAACAATTCAACCTTGAACTGGAAAAGCAGAAGAAGGAAGGAAAAAAAAGAGATCCTCTTGCTGACCTTTGGAAAAACAGGTTGTCATTGCTTGAATCCGCCTATTCCAAGTTCAAGGATTTGAGCATTAACATAGGCAAGGAAGAAGCTAAAAAGCAGATTGAAGCCATATACGGTTCACAGGCGTTAAAACTTGGCGTGGATATTGTATATGACAAACAGGCTATTGTTGACAATTATAACAAGGCTGCAAAGGAATTGGAAACACGTGTTCCACAGGATGCTGTTAAAAATGCAAGAAAAGCAGCCGAATTGTCCTCTGAAATTTATGTTGATGCAGCCAAGAAGGTGATGAAGAGGATTACGGATGAGTTTGACAGATACAAGAACAAGTATGACTTTTACAGTGACATACTTGGAATAACAGGTGATTCCGAACTTGCCTTAGACCTTGCCGTTCAGTTCAGTGGTGACACATCTACTATGGCTGAAAGTTTTGCAGCAGGCATATATAACAATCTGCAATCCGCATTGGCAGGAATGAATCTTGACCTTGGCGTTTCTGTTGTGCCCGATACATCTTCATTCACCTCAATGAACCAGTATATAAATCAGATACAGGAAGCAATTAAGGGGAATAAGAATATCGGAGAAGATCAGAAAGAGGTTATCCAAGGAATGATTGACGCATGGAAAGGCTATTTCGGTGAGATGGCAAAGCAGTATGCTAATGACCTTGCAGAATACGGTGACTACTATACTCAGGTTGATATCATCAGAGAGAAGTACCGTAAAAAGATTGAAGGAGCAAAGGGTATGGGCAACACATCCTTATCTTCCGCATTGCAGAAAAGCGAAGAGATGGACTTGTTCAAGCTGACCACAGACTATCAGAACTTCTTCGGTGCTGTTGAAGCGATGTCTATGGAAGCTGCAAATACCGTTGCCGACAAAGTAAGGGAAATGCTCAACAGTGCGTTCAGGTCTGGTGCTATCAGTGCAAAGGAATACATGAAAGAACTTGAACGTGTGGACAAGCAGATAGAGAAGATGATGAAGAATAACCAGTCTGACTTGCAGACGTACATGAAAGAAGGTATTGAAGGTCTGTATAACAAGCGTTATGATGCAGGAAAGTCAAAGATGATGGCAGGCATGAATGATATGCAACAGGCTATGGCTGACATCGAAAATGCTTCCAAGGCATACGAGGACGCGATGAAGAATGGTGATGAAGAAGCTGCCAACGCTGCGTTGAGTGCCAAGTCGGAAGCCGAATCAAGATATAAGAGCGGACAGGAAGCTGTCAATACTGGTAAAGGAATGATGGCTGCCGCACAGAACGCTTTGCAGACGGTGAATCTTATTGACTTTATCATAACCAACATATACAATGCCATAAAAGCCATGCAGCAGATAATCGCATCCGTGTCCAACCTTATGGATTCTATGGGTAAGGATACTGACAGTGGTTTCATGCGCGAGATGAACCAGTTCTCGGAAGCTATGGGCGTTATGAATGAAGGAGTGAAGAAATCATGGGATTCATTCAAAAGCGGTGATTTTGCAGGTGCGATAGGCTCGGCTATATCCATGCCGCTTGATGTTATCGCTACGTTTAACAGGCAGCATGATAAAAGGCTTCAAAAACATATAGAGAATCTTGAATTTGAATCAAAGAAACTTACCAATATCTATAATATGCTTGAAAAGGAATTTGAGCACATTATAGACCCGGAAAGACTTGATGAGGTGACATCCCAACAGGTATCAAACCTAAAACAGCAGTTGCAAATTCAAAAAGAAATTCTAGCTGCCGAAGAGGACAAGAAAAAATCCGACAGGGAAAAGGTAGAAGGTTACAAACAGACCATAAAAGAATTGGAGTATGAGATAAGATATTATACGGAAACGCTTGCCAGCGAATTGTATAGCATTGACTTGAAAGATTGGGCTAGCCAGATAGGTGACGCTCTTGTCGAAGCATGGCTGAAAGGGGAAGATGCAGCTAAGGCGTACAAGAATACCGTAGCGGACGTTATGAGAGATGTTGTCAAAAGCTGGGTACAGCAACAGTACATAGAAAAGGCAATGCAACAGGTACAGACTACATTATTTGGAGCAGACGGTAAAGGTGGTATGTTTGCAGACAACAAGATAGACAAGGATGAACTTATAATACTAGGAAATGTAATGGGTTCATTGGAATCAGCCTTTGCGGAAGCTGGAGGTGTAGTCAATGAGATAAACAATGCACTAGGCGGAATGCTTACCGAAACAGAGGAAAATGCGGAAGGTCTGTCCAATGCCATTGCAGGAGTTGACGAGAATACATTCAACCAGGCATTGGGTTATCTTAACGGGATGAGATACGAAATGGTTGTCCAAAGCGATCTTCTCCGTCAGTTGGTATCGTTAAACGGTGGTTCGGCAGGAACGGGAGGAACGAACATGACAGCCATACAGCAGTCACAGTTGGAGGTTCTCACCCAGCAGCTTGCCGCAACTATGGCGATAAAGAAAGCACTCCTAAGTGTCGTTTCCATTGCCCCAAGGTCAGGCGGAAATGCGATAAAGGTTATAATTGACTGATAATATAAACGCCCTGCTAGCTTCACAGTTGGCAGGGCGTTTGAAATTAATCATGAACAAAAAAAATCCAATCACTTGAGGTGCTTAGCGGAATCGAACCGCTGTTGTCGGTTTTGCAGACCGTTGACTAAACCACTCATCCAAAGCACCGATTGTGATGCAAATATATAAAATTATTATTTAAAGTTAGATGGTTTATAAGACTATTTTTGTTATTTTTGCACTAATAAACAATGTACACGAATGGCTATATCTAAATATTTTATAAAGAAAGGAAGCGATACGGCAAAGGATTTGTATGCCACATACAGGCTGTATATACTTGAAAGCAAGGGATTATGGGATTTGCCGACAAGAAAGGAAGCCTATGCCGAAAAATGGTATGACAAGAACGGTCAGAAGGTGTACGAACCTGTCACGCCTGTTTACCAGCCAACGGAAGGAAGCATAACATTTGCCGCTTTGGGAGATGTGGAAACGGTAAAGACTAATATCCGTTCGTTCTATTCATATATAACCAATGTGATACCTGCCACTCCCGGTACGCCATACGGTTCATCCTCTTTCTCTATATGGAATGATATATGGGGAGAATCGGCAAAGCAGGTGATAAGATGCACGGGTTTTGAAACAGGTGCAAAGTTGAGTTATCAGGACGTTCAGGACTTACAGAACCCAGACCGACTTGTGTCCGCCTATACATTTTCGTTAAATTTCAGTATTGACCAACCAACGCTTTAAAGACCAATGATTTTACAGATTAAAAGAGGAAATAGGGTTATTGCGGAGAGTGCTGATTTTTCATACAGCCCGTCTTTGCAGGAAGTGAGAAAATTGACTTGTGAAGTCGTTTCCGTTGTTCCGATAGAGTTCAAGGCATACAACTCAAAGAGCGAATCGGAATACGATACAGTCGTATATAACGGTAATACATTCATCCTGTACCAAGCCCCATCGGGAGATAATCTTAATGAAGCAGGAAAATACAAATACTCTCTTCTGTTTTACGGTAAGGAAGTATTGTTGCAGAATGTGGCATTCCTTGACATAGTAAGCGGAACAGGCGGTGAGATAAACAAGATAAGATACACACATGGCGGTCTGTTCCAGTTTTGGGGTGATGCAAAACAGCTTGCAGCACGTATAGAAGCGAATATACAGTCTTACAATGCGTCATTGGGTGTGGGATATACAGGCATTGGTACATGGACGCTTAATGTGGATGCAGAAGGCGAACTGACAGAGGATATGATTGACATAACCGATGGCACCAACCTGTTTGAAGCATTGAAGAACTTCTATGACAAGTTTTATCTCAATTATTACTTCTCAACGACAGCGAACGGTGGGATAATAACCATTACGGACAAGACAAGACCGTCCGTAAACTGGACATTCAAGCAGGGTGACGGTGGGGGTGCTGTAAAAGTTTCCTCTTCCGTAGATACAAGTACACCTGTCATAACCCGAATCATACCACAAGGTGGAAGCAGGAACGTTCCGCCTGAATACAAGAAGGACGCTAAGCCTGCCGATGAATCACGCTATTGCCCGTACATCCTTCTTCCGAATGATTCTGACGGGAACATAAGATATTTCATTGACAGTGAATATGGATTGAAAAACTATGGCGTGAGAGGAAAAACCATATCAAACACGTTCAGTGGGATATATCCTTCCATCAGAGGGAAAAAACTTGGAGATTTGTACCCGTCAGGACTTCCCGAATGGGATACATACAAGGCGGACGGAGAACCCGATCCTCAATCGGGTAAGGTGGCAGGTGAGGGTGCTAGCACATCTACACGGATAGACAAGATTATCGGTTCTACTCCGATAAAGAGTGATGATAGTGACAGTTTCTTCATTTATATGACCTCTCCCGGATTCAACCTAGGGTACAAGGTATATGAGGACGGTGATTCATCCGACAAGATAAATGACAACGTGCAGCCACAGTACAAGCCCCATGCTATGTTTGACAAGTACAGGGATTTTGAGAGTTTTGATATATATGGTACAAGGGCATATTATGACCAGCCTGTAAAGGTTACTGCCACATTCTCCGGAAAGATGCTTTTCAGTATATTACCTATAGGAAGTGATGCTGTAGGGAAAAAGGTGAAGATTAATCTACGTATGGTTACGAACCGTGTATTGGGTCAGGCTTCTCCTTTGAAAGAGGTTGTTATCGGAGAGGAAGGTGCTACTGGTATGCTTGAAATACCTTACGACAAGACCGCTCTTGTAGGATATATAGAAAAAGGTCAGAATACGACAGTCACCATACGTGTTGAGTTCACGTTTGATTCTGATGTTCCTGTCGGAAGCTGTAAGATCGGATTTAGTGAGGAAATGACCTGCAACATACATTTCGGTAATCGGGACGGTTCACAGGATAGGTTCTATTACAAATACGCTTCTGTGACGGATGCAGTGTTCAGTATGCGTACAGGAACTTATACGGGAACGGAATTTAAGATAAACAAAAACGGTATTATTCCTCTTTACGGTGAGGTGAACGGTGATACGGGGGAAACGGAAGAGGATGTTGCCATGTTTAATAAGGGGGCACGATATAAAATATCATGCTACAGAACGGATAGCGACAATGCCAAACTTCCGCTTTATACGGATGGTAAATCTCCTTCAATTGCAGCAGGAACGGAGTTTGTCATTCTGAATATTGTCATGCCCGAATCGTATGTGACAATGGCTGAGAACACGCTTGAAAAGGCGGCTCTTGACTACCTGTCAAGATATGACCATGAGAACCGAACCGTTTCACTTGACATATCTAGCGGATTTGTCGCAGAGCATCCTAATCTTTTCATTGACTTCATAGAAGGAAATATGCTAAAGGTAAGGGATGATGGAATAGGCGTGTTCGATTTCTCTGATAACGGTCAGATAGTGGATATGCAGTTGCAGATACAGTCTTTGGAAATTAAATATTCTAAGGAGAATATGTTTCCGTCATATTCATGCACCATTGCAAGAAGAAAGATACTGTCTTTCTATGAACGGCTGGCACAGGAGAATCAGACCGCTTCAACACAGAATACGACAAATGTAACATTAGGTGGAAGTGGTACGGGAAGCGGAACAAATATTTTCTCTGAACAGCTACTTAATGACCTTATTGCATCGTTTCAGAAGTTCAACGGATGGTTTGAATGGGATGAAGTAAACCAAGCGTTACGATGCAAGTCAGCGTTCTATACAAACCAATGGATATCAGCGTTGGGCGCACAGAGTGGTAGCGGAGAACCGGGAGGTGGAGAAGGCGGACTGATTAAGGCCGTGTACGGATTTGCCGATTTAGGTAAGACGTTTGACGATTCCAACCTTAGCAATACATTCAACGCATATACCATCAACGAGATATGGAAGCTAGCCAAGGAAGGCGGGATGAATACGGACAAATTGTGGCAGGAGTTGGGAAAGGATGATCCGACAAAGAAAATTCACATATCCCATATTCCTGACAATAAATTTGTAACGCTTGATACGGAACAGACAGTTACTGCAAGCAAGATATTTACTGGTCAGTTGTCTACGGCAAATGTAGTTCCTAGCGTGAACAACGCATCCACACTTGGTCTTGAATCGAAGAGATGGGAGAATATTTATGCTGTAGATGCCAACATAAGCGGAACGGTAAAAACACAGGCGTTGCAGGTTGGCGATATAAAGATTATATATGATTCCGTAAACAAGGCAGTAACATTTGAGCATATAGATGGAAGTACGGAAATAGGCTTCTATACCAGAGGATGGATTTCCGCTTTAGGCGTATCGCCTGGAGGAAGCGGAGGAAGCGGTGGTGACGGACTTGTGAAAAACGTATATGGTTTTTCCAATCTCGGCACAACCTTCTCCGATTCAGACCTTGACAATACGTTTAATGCGTACACGATAAACGAGATTTGGAAAATGGCGAAGGAAGGTGGTGGTATAAAGAACATCACCCAGTCGGGGAGTGGAAATGCCGTAACAGACATGGCACTTAGTTCTGACGGAAAAACCATTACTGCCGTATTCGGGGAAACATTCGCTAGACAACAGGACTTGGGTACGCTGAATAATACCGTAACACAGTTAAGCAATAAGCTGAACAACTTCCTAGAGGGAAGCGATACCGATAACATCATCAACAAATGGAAAGAACTTGAAGCGTTTCTTGACGGTCTTACGGAAAGCGACAACCTAGCCGAACTTCTTGCACTGAAAGCGGACAAAACCATAACGATAAGTGCAGGAAATGGTCTTACGGGAGGTGGAAACCTGTCCGCAAACCGCACATTGTCACTAGCTACCACGGGGGTGAAGGCTGGTACATATACGAAAGTTACTGTAGACACCTACGGGCGTGTTACAGTTGGTGATAATCCTACCACTTTGGCAGGGTACGGAATTACTGATGCCGTTACCTTGACTACTGCTCAGACTATTTCGGGAAGAAAAACGTTTAGTCAGAATATAGTATTCAATAATAACGGTGGTATAACATATCCCGATGGAAATGTAGCATTAAGAAATTCAAACGGTCATACAATACTAGCTAGCTTCGGAGATGGAAGTATAAATCTAAGACCTAATGGGCACAATAATACGGAAGGTGCTGTTTGGATTGATAAGGCAGGAAATGTTCAAGCACCATCAGTGTCAACAAATACCATTACGATAGGAGATGCTCAACTTGTTTACGATTCGGCAAACAAGGCTCTGAGAGTGAAGCATAGAACAGACGGAAATACGGTAGGATTCTACTCGGACGGTTGGATTACGGCTCTTGGAGTGCAGACAGGTGGTGCTGGTGGAGGAAGTGGTGTCATAAAGACCGTGTACAGCTTCGCAAACCTTACTGACGGCACAACCTTCTCCGATTCAGACCTTGACAATACGTTTAATGCGTACACGATAAAGAAACTGTACGACATGGTTGGGCAGGGAGGACTTGACGCTGATGCTATGTGGGCTGAATTGAAAAAGGCTGATTCAAGTAAAATCATAGACGCAAGTCATATCCCTACTTCCGTATTGGACGGTAGATGGGTGAAAAAGGCTGGCGATACTATGACTGGAACACTTACTTCCGCATCTTCTTCCGGCTCAATCGTATTCAAGGGAGTGGAAAATTGTGATATTACCAATATCTACAAGGATAACGGAGTTATCAGGAACGATGATGGTGGGTTAACTTCTATAAGAAACGGGTTAAGGTTCAACTGGTATGACACATATTGGTATATAGGAAACCTTAGAGGAAGTAGTACGGATAGTGCAGGATTTGGTGTCGTAGACCATAACAACAAACTAGTTTTACGTGTCACTCCAAATGATGTGAGAGCACCTAGGTTTATGTCAACTGTTGCCACAGGGTTATCACCGTTGATAGTTTCAAGCAATACGCTTGTTAATAATTTAAATAGCAATTATCTTGAAGGGTATAACAAGTTTGGGTTTATACACAGTAACTATTCGGCTTCTACTAACGGAGCTGCGTATGTCAGTGGAGATACACATATTATGCTTATAGCCGAAATAGGCATAGACACTACGTATAGCACGTATGTTATATTACTGTCAAATGAGTTTTGGGGACATCAACACTATTCAGCATTACAGTTACATATAGCTTGTACAAACAATGATAATAATGGTAACAAAACCCCAAGATGCTCTGTTAATGTAATGAGTATGGTAGGTTCTCATGCGAGAAGCGTTTACTACAAAGTAGAAAATAATAAGGCGTATATTTTTATAAAAGTTGGAGGTGGAAATCAGTATGGAAGATGGGCTTCTACTATACTACAAAACTATGATAGCATAACAACTAACAATGCCAATACAACGGGTAATATTACTTTGAGATTTGCCTTTAACCAAGCTAACTCCGGGTTAAGTGATGCAAGTTATGTTAACTATATAAGCTCCACAGGATTAGCCACTTCCCGTACCCTTTGGGGGCAGTCATTTGATGGTACGGCTAACGTAAGCGGAAATATGACGGGCGTAGGTAGCATTAACATGAGCGGTGTACTGACAATAAAGAATTCAACCTACAACAAACAGCTTATAATATGGTCAGCAGGTTCTACTGCAAAGAATCAAGGAGAAGGTATTTTGTTCAGATGTGATGATGCAACCCAAGGAGTAGTATTACGCCATGAATGGTATGATACATTTGTTCCCGGATATGGACTTGCTGTCAGCAAGCATGATTCATTGGAAGCAGGGGATGCAAATATGTTCTTTTACAATACAGGACGGTTCATAGCAAAAGCACCACAAGGAACATCACCCTATCAATGCGTGTCTACTACTTTAAATGTCAATCTTAATGCAGACCTTCTTGACGGATTTCACGCTGAAAGGTTCTTGTTAAGTGTAGGTAGGAGTGATGGTACTTTTGACTTAAATACTTATTCTGAAAGAGCAATTAAGGAAATAAGAACAACAGAACAAACTACAAATAATGCCCCTTTTGCTGGATATGGATTATTAGCTAACTTATGGGATTCCAATAAATTTGCTGCATTACAGATAGGAGGAACTAGTGCAGACTTGTTTTTTAGAGGAAAACATGATGGTACTAATAAGATAACGTCTGCATGGCATAGATTGTTACATACTGAAAACTACGCATCTATTGCTGACGGACGTTACGTAAAGAAAGCAGGTGACACCATGACAGGGGATTTAACGATGAACAATACCAAAGGCTTTAATATGGGTTGGAGTACTAGAGTGGTTAAAACTACGGGTGTTTGGATTCACGGTGGCGGAGATGCAGCTTCCTCAACCGATGCAAACTTGCGTTTCGGTTCTTGGTATGGTATAGGTTGGTATCCCACAATCAGTGGACAAACGGTAACGCAGGGAAACAACGCCATGTGGTTGAATGTGAGAAATGGAAATTTGGATACTCATGGTGCTATTACTGCCCATACTAATTATTTAGCTGCAAACTGGGATTCGGCTAGACGGTTGGTATTGGGCGGTGGAAGTTCCTATGCTTATATTGATTCAAGAAATTCAAGCAATAATGTATTATGCAATATCGTACTGGAAGATAACAAGGTTTTTATAGGTAATTATGTTGAATCGAGCAGGTTCGTGTCCACCGTAGGCACAGGCACACAACCGTATCAGTGCTCGTCTACAACATTGAACTCTAATTTAAATGCGGATATGCTAGACAATTGGCATCTTAATTTCTTACCTAGAAATTACAATATAGGTAGATGTTATGCAGTAAGATTTGCTCTAGGTGGTGAAGATAATGGTTGGAAAAAGATATTCGCTTGTTCTGAATCGGGAACCGGACCATATAAGTCAGTAACGGTTTGGGGAAGGATATGGTATGCCTATGGAAATCATGCACAGTCAGAAGTATGGAATTATCACTTCTGTGCCATATTTTATATGAGAAGTGGCCCTAGTTCTTCTGATAGCAGTGTGGGAACTGTTGAAAATTCAGCACGCCTTTATCTCCCCACATTTGCAAAAGGAATGGATAACATTCGCCTTGTACGTGTAGGAACAAACAATTTTGAATTGCAGGTGCGTCAAATTGGTTCATACCACAATGCAAACATTGAATACCAATATCTTTATTATGGGTGCAATGTTTCTGCATGGGAAAATCTGCAATCCACATCCAATACGTCTGTGGCTGTATCGGCTGGAGGTGCTTCCACGCTGGCTGACAGTAGGGCTTCTAGTGCGGATGTGTGGACTACTGCCAGAACGTTCTACATACAGGACCACAACGCTTCCCATACGGGTGCTGGGGTTAGTGTGAACGGTTCTGCAAATGTATATTTAAAACTCCCCAATTCCATTCAATGCAGCGGTTGGTTCAGAAGTACAGGAAATTCAGGGTGGTATCATCAGGATTATGGTGGCGGAATATATATGCAAGACAGTGCATGGGTAAGAGTGTTCGGGGGAAAGAGATTTTATGTTGAAAATGGAGATAATACTGATTTTAATGCAGCTACTGCAATATCAACTGAAGGGGGAATATATGCGAGAAAGAATATTACAAGTAGTGCTAATATTATTGCAAACGGAGCTGTTACTGCCAAGGCATCCTCTTCCGATATAAGGTTGAAAACCGATATTCAGGGTTATGATGCTATGGGTATTATCCGTAAATTCCGGAGTGTGAAGTATCACTGGAACGCTATTGCCAAGGAAAATTCCGAAGTGTTCAACCATGATAACTGGAATTATGGTCTTATCGCACAGGATTTGCTTTCCGGCGGTTATAGTCAGTGGGTGAAAGACGCTTTCAATGACTACTATACCATAGATTATGAAAGACTTATCCCTGTTGTATGGAAAGGTTTGCAGGAAGTTGATGATGAGGTTACAAGATTAAAGAAAAGAGTGAAAGAATTGGAAAAGAGATTAGGAATTAACAATTAATAAATAAAAAAATATTATGAGTCATTCTAACGGAAAGATTACAGCCCCGATAAACCTTGCTAGTGACGTTTACGCCACTCTTGGCATAGGCAGTGTGAATGGGGATTATGATTTAGGATACGCTTGTGCAAACACCCACGGGAAAATAAACCCGTGGGCACGGTACAAGCCTGTGCGTTACGAAAGCCTTGCACCGGGTGAGAATGAAAAGTGGTGGCAAGGATGGGATGGGAACTGTGGTGTCAAACCTTTTCAAATGGCAGGATACTGGGATGCACCAAAACACGCTGATGGAAGCATGAACGGATGGGAATATACTCCACCTACAGGAGGAAAGTTTCCATTTCGCCTTACCGACTTTAACGGGTACAATCATCGTGCCAGTGCACCGATAAGTGGGTTCTCATGCCCGGACACTGCTACCAATCAGTTTACAAGTAGTAATTTTGTCTGTTCTGCGGCTATAATGATGCCATCCGAAGGGCATGATACTGATTATCTTAACATGGGTGACTTTGCAGAGATAGCCGATTGCTATTTCGGTGTCTACGTTAAGCACAAGACCAGTCAGATGTCCAGACGTGTTACTGCCGACAAGAAGATAGGAACAGGATACGCTATGGTGACTGTAAACTCGTGGGGTATGACTGCTGGGGATTGGGAAGTTTATCCTTTCCTTAGTACAGCTATATTGAAGCAGGATGACCCCGATATTGCTCATATAGCATACACTGTTCCAATGGTAAGTAAAAGAGATATAGAGATAGTTGGTTCTTACGTAAGCATAACAATAATTGGTGGAGTGATGCCATCCGTTATGGGATATATTGAAGTTACCGTAAGAGTGAGAAACGGTTCGAGTAGCTCTATTTCTTTCCGTAATAATAGTTGTATGTCTAGGTTTGCAAGTAAGAAATTTGAAGATCCTATGGTTATAGGTGAATCAAGAGAAACAATAGAGGATTTTTCAGTATCCGCCAATTCCAGCATTGACAAGAAGGTGAGAATATTAATATCATCGGAACTGATTCAATCGGGCAGTTGTAGAGTATGGGTAAGCCTTAACAGTGCTGCATATAAAGATAGTACATTGCTTCTTTCTATGGGCCCTAGTTTATAACCACAATCCTCCCCCTTACCGTTTATCAGTAAGGGGGAGTTAATATCGGTTAATTTCCCACGATTAATAAAGCACTTATCACACTCTACACACATTCCATCGCACAATTCATTTAGCACCCCGTCTATTATTCCATTCAATCTCCTTTTGTTCCAATATAAATAGCACCAAGTATGACAAACGATCATCCGCAAAGGAATGCGAATATATGACTAACTATTGCGTTCATTGTTTAATCCTTTTAAAATATGACTAATCACATCTACTGTCCATCCGTTTCCTAACAGCCCCATGCCTATATGTGGTTGTACCGACTTGGTGTATCCTTCGGGAACTGTCTGTAATCTTTCTGCTTCCGTAATATTGGGCGTTCTGAAACCTTTTTCTGGATTACAGTCGGGTGAGTTGAATATCAACGGTGTAAGTGATTTTTTATATCTTCTTAACAACGATTCGGGGTTCTTGGCAAACCTGTTCCATGATTCAAGCATACACCATGATTTGTCTTTCTTCACATACCCGTCCGTAATGATGTCCTTGAACAGTATTCCCTTGTCCTTCCATGCAGGTATTTCCCAATTGCACCAGTAGTATCTTGCTCTCATTTGTGCGGAGAAATCGGAACTGTTGATATACACATAGTCTACTCCAAGATGTGACGAAATCAAATCAGCCCAATCGGATTTCATCTTCACGTTTTCGAGCATGAACTTTATATTAGGATTGAACTGTCTGATATGGTTGAGTATATTGACATATTCAAAGAATAATCCCGAACGCTCGCCATCGAAGTTCAGTTTCTCTTTCCCTAACTGTGAGAAATCCTGACATGGTGTTCCGCCAATCAGCAAATCAATATCTTCCCACTGTATATTCCATTTGTTCCAGTTTCTAATATCCCCCAATTCAATTATATCGGGGTAATTATCCAATGCAACCTTGATAGACGGTTCATTTATTTCGCTTGCGTAATACTTTTCCACTCTATACCCCATTCTTTCTAGTGCAATACGTCCACAAGCTATCCCGTCACATAAACTTAATACATTCATAGATATGTTTTTTTTAAATTTTCAGCAAATATACGACATAAAACCGTATGCAACCAATACGTTTAACTATTTTTAATTATCTTTGCGATAATAGATAAAATTCATAATATGCAGTTTTCCATAGTACCAAAAATAGATGCCGAGATTATGTTTTCGGAAGATGATCTGTCCGTTTTCAGACAATCGACAGACGGTCTGTATTATATGATCCATACCGAGAAGGTCATGGAAGTGATGCCTATGACGTTGCCGGATGACGAAACGGAACACCCTTTCCCTTACGACACATACGACACTGGCACAAGAGAGTTTGAGAAGCTTCTTTTATCTGATGAGTGGATTAAAATGAGAGAAATATGAGAAAGATAGGTTTTTTTAACATAGGAAAACTTGGACTTGTAAAATCGGCAGGTACAGGAAAAACCGATATAAACAAGGTGATAGAAAAATGGATTAAGGAACATATGGTATTTTGGTATGATATGTCAAAGCCTGTGGATACATATATTCCTGGTGTTACCTATGCAAATCTTTTCGTTGGCAATGGTGGAAAATTAACTTATGATAATGCTATAAATAAGTGTATAATAACCCATACACCTACAAATAACAATAATATTGCATTTTGGCAAATAATTGTAAAACCGTTACAATATGTAGAATCTTATAAAATACGTGTAACAGGATTGCCAACAGGTTTCACTATTAAAGGAAGGATTGGATATGATAATATTCAGATAACGTCTGATGGAGAATATGACATACCTGAATACAGGAACAGTAGCACAACAAACACATCTTATCATGGATTTTATTTGGCAGGTGATAATGTGAATGACGTGGATTGCAATATTGTGGTAGAAGAAATACCTACAAAACAATCCGTTCCCACAAACGAGATACTAAAAGCCAATCCATACCTGCAAGACCATAGCGGAAACAACAGACCTCTGAAACTTAACAATTTCATGTTCGCGGCAATGAGCGGTGTGGGAGGGTATGATATTGCTAGCACTAATATTCTACCCGATAGAGCAAATGTTACTGTTACAGATAACAGAATTATTCATATTACTAAAAAACTATCCACCACAGATAGCATGGTAAACATAGTTCCGGCAAACTCTAACCCAACGCATAAGTTTAAGGTTACAGGTCTTTCTGATGGCAGACAAGTTAGTTTGGTAAACAGAAATGGCGGATTTTATACTTTTGACAACGGGGAGCATGAGGTGACATTAACCTATCCCGAAGGAACCACTTCATTGTATAACGCCATAGGAGTTACAGGAAGTACAGGAGATATGGATGTAACAATAGAGTTTATACCTAGATATCCCAACGCCCTAGTAACTGATGGGGTAGATGATTATGGGCAAATACAGAACTTACAGCATGGCGTTAAGGTGTTGTTTACTACTATTAATCCGTTTGTTGATGGAAAGTTTATCTATGACCAAAGACTGAATACTACTGAACCTTGGCTGTTTGCCGTATTCAATGACAAAGGTAGTATTGCTTATAATAGTAGGAACTCAAACGGCAAGACCTATATTGATGGAACACTGAATGAATCTACAATAGTTTCCGCTTTGTTAAACAAAAAGCAAATAATCACCATAGTAAACAATGATGTGACAGGTGATAAAACTAAAACTCCTGTATTCTTTAGCAATACTGACCATAATAGCGGATGGATTAGTTCAGCTTTCTACAACTCCATCGGTTTCGATTCAGTTCCCACCAAACAGAATGACGGATTCACCGAGCAGGATTTGATTGACTACTATATACCGAAGGCTATCGTAACGATAACGGTGGTGGACGTATCAGGCTCACCCATACAGGACGCAACGGTCACGGTGGGAGGCGTACAGTACAAAACGTTGTCTGACGGTACAGTAAAAGTACGGGGTATGGCAAATGGCACGATGTCGCTGTCTGTAAAGAAAGACGGGTATATGCCGTTTTCTGACAATTCATGGAAGCTTGCTGATTCAAGGATAACGCTAGAGGTTCTTCGGAATACCGTAATCACTGAAAATGGATACAGCATATTGCTTGAAAACGATGGTTTAATATTAACGGAATAATATAATGGAAGATAATCTTAAAATTTCACAGATGCCTCCCGTTGAGACCGCTACGGGAGAAGAGATGATACCATGTGTGACGGGAAGCCCTAAAGAGAACAAATCCGTCACGGTGTCCAAGATAAGACAAGGCATGGTAATGGACGAAAACTATGTTCATACCGACAACAACTTTACTACCCAGTTAAAAACCAAACTTGACGGGATACAGGAAGGCGCACAGAAGAATACCGTCATAGGCGTGAAAGGTAATGCCGAACAGTCTTACAGGACAGGAAATGTCAATATAACAAAAGACAATATAGGTCTGTCAAATGTGGACAATACGTCCGATGCCGAAAAGCCCGTATCCACCGCACAGAAAACAGCCCTAGACAAGAAGGTAGACAAGGTGGACGGTAAGGAGTTATCCACAAATGATTTCACCAATGACTACAAAACGCTTCTCGAACAGATAAAGATGCAGCAGGGGAACATATATGGAGTGGAGATGAGAAGAGGGCAGACAGACCCTGTATTTCAGACATGGATAGGAAAGGAAGAGTTCAAGACATCACATCCTATCCTCAACTCTTTCCGTGCGGCAAAGGTAAAGGACGGTAAGGTAGTAGGATTCCTTGACCAGACCAATTTCTTCAAAATGGCTGACGGTAGCCCGTCAAATATTGTTATTGACGGAACTGATGTAACAGATGACGGAAGCGATATTATGCTTGTAAACACCAAGCCTTTCTGGATAATCAACGGAGGAACGGATGATACATACGAAAGAAGGCTAGTCAGTGACGCTCCGTTTACATACGGTGGCGATACGGCCATAGAGATAAAACCGTTCGGAATGAGTATCGGTTACTCCACGATAAAGGATGGGAAGCAGAGATCTATTTTTGACAACACGGTAAAAGGAGCAACATCAGTAGGAAATCTAGGCGTAAACATAATGGAAGGAAATGGATGGCCTACGACAAATGTATCACGTTTTGATTTTGAGAAATACGCCAGGGCAAAGAACCCGGACATTACGAAGAACTATCCTTATGCCAATGCCTTCGCCCTTGACCTTGAAGTGTGGTGTACGCTTCTCTTTATTAAGTTTAGAACAAAAGACCTACACGCACAGTCTGTTTGCGGAAAAGGAATATCATCCAACGATTCAGCCCCCGATGCGTCAAGCTGGGGGAAAATGACAGGCGTCAGATTCAAGAAGGCGGACGGTCAGACTTATGTGTATTACAAGATGAACGGGCAAGGATTTAAAGCATCAGAAACAGGAACTGCTTACAATTTTTCACAGCTTATAAACAACTACCGTCCTTGCATGAAGATGTTTGAAGCGCAGCTTGCCATGTCATACGCAAAGGAACACAATGTCGCTCCCGACACCGAGTTTGAATATGAAAGCACAAAATACAAATACTACAACTTCCAAGGTCATAACGGATTGGCTGACGGGGAGATGTCGGGTATCGTAGCCAAGTTTGTCAATGCAACTGTAACTAGCGGATGGAGTATTCCTGACAATGCGGCAGTTACAAACCGTGAAATAGAGATATGCTTCACACAGCCTATCATTCGCGGACGTATTGCCGGGTGGGGAGATATATGGATGTGGTACAGTGGGATAGATTGTGTCATGCACGATTCTACATCCATAGACATCTATCAGACCTATGACGTGAACAATCTGACTACGGACAATGTAGCCACAGAAAAGAATCCTGGGGAATCTTACGGTTTTGAGAATACATATGAATTTGTCGGTTCTATGGCTAGAGGTGAAGGATACATAACGAAGAACTTTAAGAACTCTCTTATTGGAGAGGTCAAGGGAAGCAATCTTCACACGGGGGAATGCCATTACAACTGGTTTACGGGAAATGCAGGTTCGGGTAAGATTGGAAGGCGTGGTGTTTGCTTTGGTGGTCGGTCGGACCACGGCTCTTGTTCTCTGCGGCTTGGTAGTGCGTCCGGTGCCCCTTCGAATGTGAACACGAACATCGGTGGCGGCTTTCGTTGTACAATAACCCAACCCTAATTTTTCACGAAGTGAAAAATCCCCCTCCCAAAACTTGCAAAATATATTAATAATGTTTAAGTTTGCATAATTAAAAATCTAACCAAATGCGTCAGCAAAGTTAAATAAGTCTGTCAAAGGCGGTTAGTTGAAAAAAGGCGGTCTGTAGAATGGTGGTGTTTACTTTGGTGGTAAGTCGGACAACGACAATTGTTCTCTGCGGAATGGTAATGCGAACAATGCCCCTTCGAATGCGAACACGAACATCGGTGGCAGCTAACGTGCTAAAAAAAATTACTGCTATACAGAAGCCTCGTCAGGAAGATGGAAAATGTCAAGACAACCCATTGTTTGAGAATGGGAACTTATTAGTACATTTACAGTTGTAGGTATATGGAAAGTTAGTTATCTTTGGCTCAACGGACAAAGAAAAGCACGTAAGATGAAAAGATTGAATAATATTTTTGAAACGATAGGCAGTATGGATAATATTATCTCTGCTGCTGAAAAGGCAAAGAAAGGAAAGAGGAATCACAGGGGTGTGAGGGATTATGAGAAACATAAGGATGAATATCATCAGAATGTTTATCAGATGCTCAAAGACAAATCATACCATGTAAGCAAGTATGAGGTGATAGAGAAAGTGACTGATGCAGGAAAGGTAAGGGAGATACACAAACTCCCGTTTTACCCGGACAGGATTATCCAGCACAGCCTTTTGGTACCCATGATGGACAGATGGACAAAAAGCCTTACACTTGATTCATATAACTGTCTGCCCAAAAGGGGTATTACAAGTAAGGTTAAAAAGCATTCCCTTGTGAGAAAGATGAAACGGACATTGCTTGAAATGGACAAAAACGGAAAAATATACGTTTTGAAAATGGATATTAAGAAGTTTTATCCGTCCGTAAGACACAGCGTTTACAAGAAGGCATATAGCAAAGACTTGAAAGACAGGGATGCGTTATGGCTTATGAATACGCTTAATTACAGCAACAAAGGTCTGGCTATTGGCAATCCTGACGCTCAGATAGGAAGCCATTTGGTATTAAGGTCTTTGGATCATGTTATAAAGGAGCAGTTCAAAGTAAAGCATTATTTCAGATTTGCCGATGATATGGTGATATTATCCCACGACAAGAAACAGTTGCATGAATGGCTGTGGAGGATAAGAAATTACCTGTGGTATGAAAAAAAGTTGGAGATGAAGAAAAATTACAGGATATTCCCCGTTTCAGAAGGGATAGATTTCGGTGGATTTGTCTTTACTCCCGGTCATACCAAAATAAGAAAGAGAATAAAGAAAAACTTTGCGTCAAAACGTAATAACCCAAAATCAATTACGAGTTATATGGGTATGTTGATGCACTGTGATTCTAAAAACTTAATTAATAAAGTTTTAGTTAATAATAATAGCCACATGACAAAGATTAGTGACTTAAATATAAGAGTGTCAAGAAAGTTTGACGGAAAGGATATAAAGATAGACAAACTTGTCGATGAGCATATAGACATTCTTGATTTTGATGTAAGACCATCTACAAAGAAGGACAATAGTACATGGGTAAGAATGCAGATACTGTTCAAAGGAGAAAAATGCTTTGTGAAAGGCGGATACGAAACATTAGGAGCATTCCTTTCCCAAGTAGACAAAAGCCTTTTACCATTGGAAGATGTTGTCATAAAATTCAATAGGGGTTATTATTTTGATGGAACATTAGATATTTAAACTATGGAAAGAGGTTTGATTTTTGACGAGAAGCCTGCCTTTATCTTTGATTTAGGCACTGGATATAGCAATGTTCATTTAAACATTGAACAAGTTGACGAACCCGAAACGGACGATATGGGAAATATTGTACAGGAAAAGTTCGTCAAAAAGTGGAAAGCCGATGTACAGCGTGTAAAGAACCCTGTATCATACGACAAAACGGTAGATGCCGCCATAAAGGATGAATTTCCCAACGGTGAGGAAGAAGCGGCTCTCAGAAAAGGTATTTTAAACAAACTTGACCCGGATTATGTAAAGCTGAACGAGTTTGCCGAAAGTGTGAAACAATCTTACTTGAAAGGATATGGAAAACAATGATAAACAACAGATAGGTGGGTATTTCTCCACCAAAAACGCTTCAAAGGATGAAGCGTTAAAAGGTATCGTAGCTGCAAGAATATCAGCATCGGAAGATGTAACCGACAAGGAATACACAGCATTGTCAAACCTTATAAGAGTAGCGACATCGGATGGATGCCGTATCTCATTGGTACAGGAAACGAAAAGCAGATCAAGCAGAATATCACCAACAGGAATGCTTCTCCCGGCAGGAACGGTGGAATATTTTTCAGTCACACCGGGAAGCAAGGTGAGTGTTACGGGAACAGCAAACATATCATCTATCGAGTAAGTCATGGGCATGAATTATAACACTATATTAGCTTCCTTACTTGACGGAATATCTCTAGCATTGAAAAGCGGAAACTCAAATGTCAATGCCGATCAGTTTGAGTTTATCACTGATGCGATAAACAAATCTACTATTATACCGTCTTATTTCGATAGAGAAAATGCCATAAAGTATCTCGATGTAAGCGATACGGAATTTGCAAGACTTACATATAAAGGAACTAAGTTTCACCCTATCAAACCACTTCTCTCTCCCGTGAGAGTACAAGGAATGACAAAGCCCGTTTATTTGAAAGAAACATTGGATGCTCTTAAAAACAACGGGCTTATACGTCCAAAGAAGTCAAGGGGTAAATACAAGACTAAAAGCTAGACAACCTCATACGCATACATTGTAACACAATCATCTTTATTCTCCATATTAACCGCTTGGAAAATGTTTTCTTCATTATCCAAAGCGGTTATTTTATATGTTCCGTTCGTCAGATCAACAGTGTCACCTAATTTTATATAAGCGTACTTGTTTCCACTAGGTATTAAATACGTAATCTTTATTGGATTATTATTCCATTTTTTTAATTCTTTCATCTTCAATTCCTCTATTTTAAAATTATTGCGCTAATATACGAATAGGAAAAGCAACATACAAGAAAATAACTTATTTTAACAAGTTTAAACTATCTGAAACACAATAAGTTATACTACGAAATTTTTATTTTTGTTTAGACCATCCATGTTGTAAATTTACTTTCGTAAAGATGAGTGCACAGTCTTTACGGGAGTTATAATACACACACATTAAATTACAATATTATGGGTTCAGACAAAATTTTTATGTTCGACAATCCTGCCGCTGGAGAAAGCGCAGGTATTATGTCAATGATTCCTGCACTGTTGCAGAATAAAGGATTAGACCCCAATATGGTTGCCGCTCTTATGAGCAATAAAAACAATCAAGACGCTTGGGGTGGTGCTGGTTGTTGGTGGATCTGGATTATCCTGCTCTTCTTCCTGTGGGGTGGTAACGGATTCGGTAACGGGTTTGGCAATGGAGCAAACGGAATCCCTGCTCAATTGAACAATGAAGCAGGACGTGAATTGTTGATGAATGCTATTCAAGGAAACGGAACAGCTATCAACCAGTTGGCTAGCTCTTTGAACTGCTCTACTCAACAGTTGCAGAATGCTATCTGCCAAATTCAAGGACAGATTCAGCAAGTTGGTAACCAGGTAGGTCTTTCCTCTCAACAGATCATCAACTCAATTCAGTCCAATAGTGCAGCTATCGGTTCTCAGCTTGCTTCTTGCTGCTGCGATATCCGTACAGCTATTGAACGTCAAGGATGCGATAGCCGATTGGCTACTGTAGAGCAGACCAACACTCTGACTAGCAATGCAAACACTCAGTTCAACATCATATCTGCTAAGATTGATGCTCAAAGCGCAATCATCAATGACAAGTTCTGTCAGCTTGAAATGCGTGAAATGCAAAACAAGATTGATGCTCTGAGACAGGAAAACAGCAATTTGGCTCTGGCTGCTTCTCAACAGGCCCAGACTGCAAATATAGTTGGACAACTTAAGGCTCCGTGCCCGGTTCCATCCTATATAGTGCCTAATCCAAATTGCGGTTATGGATATGGTTATCCATTCATGGCTGGTTTTGGTGCAGGTTATGCTGCTGGTGACAACTGTGGTTGCAATTGCTAAAGTTTAGTTAAGAGTTCTTTGACTTATTGAATTGGGCTTCGTAATCGGATAGGTACATCCATTTATATCCTTTATGATACTTTCTTTTACCTAAACATACAGCGGAAATATGACCTTGGTTATATCCTTCTGTTTTCTTAGCAAAAGTGGGTGATTCATAAATCTTAATATCATTAGGATTACTTGGATTGATACGAACAACAGATTTACTGTTTGCTAGAATAATTTTTCTATTTCCAATTTTAGATAAAGAGTTTCTTTTTCTTGTTATTGGATTTAGAGCATTCATAGAGGAATTACACCATCTTAAATTAGATACTTTGTTGTTTTTCCTGTTGGTATCAATATGGTCTATTATGGGATAATTATTAGGGTTAGATATATGTGCAGATGCAACTAATCTATGAACATAGCATTTTTTCTCTTTATTATCTTTATATAGGCGAGCTTGTAAGTATCCAAATTTCGTTTCCATTAAATGACATAGCTTTGGTGGCATAACGTATCCACCATTGCCATTATCTCTAAAACGTTCTTTAAACACAACTCTACCATATGAAGAAACCATATATGTTTCTTCATATCCGATTACGTCCTTCCAAATTTCTCCTTCCAAGGAGATGCTCTTAATAAATTCTTCGTTTGTCATTGCTAACTAGTTTTAGTGATGCTAACATAAAAAAAAGAGGGAAGGGCGTTAGCGAACCCTTTTCAATAGGCTGATCACTCCTATCTATCCCGATGCAAATATAATAAAATTTTAAAGAAAGGGAAAAGTTATGAGTTATTTTTTTAATCCTTATATGGCTGGCTATACTGCTAACCGTTTCAGAGGAGTACATAGGCTAGACTTTGGAGGGATACCTTTTATAAGAACTTCTTCTGTTACAACAGATACAACAAATTCCGAAGTTATATACGGTATTAGTCCATGTCTGTTCAGACGATTACCTAATCAAGGTATCTTACTTCTGAGTGTAAACCATGTTCCTGCTGCCGGATCTGACGCTTACCTTGTTTCTGTGGCTACTACATTGACAAACACTCCGTCAACCACGACAAGTAAAGTTCCTTTGGTAAACGGTTCTGGAGATCAAATGCCATCAAGTGAGATTTCACAAGGAAATAAATACTTTGTCTATTACGACAAATGTAATGGGATATTTCAAGTAGTTAATCATATCGTTGCACCTGCTACTGCCGCACAGGCTAGAAGCACTGTAAAATGATATTAAAAAGTTAGAATAAGTATGTTTCAATCAATACGACAAGGACAGCAGTTTTTCATATTGCATAAAGGGGAAAACCCAAGATGTGATGTGGGCACTGTGGTAAGTGTTTCAAATCCTGTTCCTAAATATCAGAACGGATATACAGCATATCCTCTTCCGCAAAATGAAATGGTTGTGGATGTGAAAGTTAAGGTTGGAGATGATACTCTTGATTTTCAAAAGTTGCCAGCCAATCTTAGTATAGCAGACTTTTCCCAAGTAGGCGGGAATGTGGTTGTATCGGAAAGCAAGGATGCCATCAATGCTGAGATAGAAGCAATGAAAATAAGTAGTGTAAGGGTTGTGGAATCTGTGGAATACCATCAGAAAGTAATAAAAAGCTGCGATGAGATGCTTACAGCGTTGAATCCTGCATTTGCCGAAAAGGCACAGCAGGACAAGGAGATGAAGGAACTTAAAGGTGAATTGTCACAGATAAAGGATATACTTGCACAACTTGCTGCTTCTGGTATCAAATTGCCTGACGTGCAACATGTAAACAATAATAATAACAACAATAAAAAATAAACACTATGGGTTGGAAAGTATATGGAATGGGCCGTAGCTTTGAAGGTGAAGATATGGACCGGGAATTAGAAAAAGCGTATAAAGAAGGCTATCGTGACGCTATGGAAGAAATGGATGGACGTTACGGTGAGCGTGGAATGCGTAGAAGAATGGACGATGACGGGCGTATTTGGGATGACGATGATGAGTACGGAGAAAGACGCGGAGTCAAAGGTACTGGTCCTTACGCTAGACGTAGACGCTAATTAAATTGGTTTAAGCCCGTAGTGGTTTGCTACGGGCTATCTTTTTAAAAACAAAAGCTATGGAAAGAACGAGATTAGATGTATATGAGAAACTTCCTTCGGGAATGGAAAAATATCTTGCAGAACATGGATGGAATTTCTCAAAGAAATTGTGTGAATATGCCGTTTCTAAAATGAAAGACAGGAACGGTAACAAAATACACCCGTATGATAAGGATCAAGTAGAAGCATTGATGAAGCAATTCAATGTTGAGTTGAAGAATGATGTGGAATACAACAAGGTTTATGTATTGAATATGGTACGTGCCGACTATATGGGTTCATCCATAGTCAATGAGCAATATGCCTGTATGTTTGTAAAAGACTATCTTGACGATGTTGACGGAAGCCCTACCCGTGCTCTTGACGAGTATTATGCAAAGTGTATAGCCTGTGGAACACCTTTCTCTTGGGAGGATTATATCTGATTGCTATGGTACGACAAAGACTATACATTGAGGAATATGATTGGACGGTTGATGTATTCTATTCTGTGGATAAATACTCTTATTTAAGAGCGATATACAGACTGGAATATATTGGCTGTCCTTTTCATTTGCTGAACAGGATAACGGATAAGATAAAGACTGAAAAATACAATTACGGTGTAACGTATTCAAACAATAAGTGCACTGTAATTATTATCAGTCACAGTACGTCTGATGAAGAATTTATGAATACACTGGAGCATGAAAAACAGCACATGATTGGTCATATAATTGATCATTATGGCATAAAGCCTTCATCAGAAGAAGCCGGATACCTTGCAGGATATGTAGGTGCTTTATTTACAAAACCTATAAAAGACGAGATTTGCGATTGTTGTAAGAAAAAACTAAAATAAATCATTATGAAAAAGATTTTTATGGCTATGATTAGCGGAAAAAGCAAAGAAGAAGTATATGATATGCTTAACGATTCAGAAAAGGAAATACTGTTCGGTATTGCTCAAAGCATGGGAATGACACGGGTGGAAAGAAGAAAAATGAAAAGAAAATACGAAAAGAGAAGATAGGCTAACTGCCTATCCTCTCTATTATTAGTTAAAACTTTTGTATAATTCAAGATTATTGAAAACATAGCACTCTTTATCCTTGACTTGAGGATACATGTAAGAGGGAATATTCGCTATCTTTCGGGCATTTCCCCAGTATGATGTCCTGTCTTTTACGTTAAACAGAAGTTCTGGGGTATCATAAAACAGGTTCAGTTCTCCTGTTGTTTGTACATCTTCATCCCATTTGCCTTCGTCACGAGCGATATATAGTTTAAAATTGTTCATATTTCATGTTAAAATAATGGTCAAGTTTACTTTTGTATTCAGGAAATTCGTCATACATGGATTTTAATGTTCTCATAGACATACATTCTTTCTGTACTCCCTTTTGGTTTAACTCGCAAAATTGCCTAAATGACATTTTCTTATAGAAACTGGGTTGGTTTACCCATCTTGCAATCTGCACATATATGTTTGACATGGGATGAAGAGCGTAATCCTTGTATCTCATGACATATCCAAGACATTTGTATCTCATAAGTATCTCTATCCTTTCAAACAGTTCAAGAATGTCTTTTATAAGCAACTCTCTGCTTGTACCGATTCCAAATCCGCAAAACAGATAAAGTTTGGTTGACTTGTCTGTAATGTTTCTCCATAAATCAAGTTTTCTTGAAATAACATCCTTGTCCTTTATATTGTCAAATGCAAATATAAAGTCACCGTAATATTTGCTCTTAGATAACATGGAAGCCCTGTTAGGAGTAAGAAGTCTTATGTCAAGACCCTGTTTGAACTGAAACTGTTTCCCGGTTGCTTGCAACTCTGTAAGGTCATCCTCCCATCCTGCATATCCAAGGAAATTATCATCAAGAAGTGATATTACCTTTCTGTCGCTGTCTAGGAAATCGGACAACTCCGAATATTTGAATACCTTGCTTTCGTTTCTGTTTACGCAAAACGGGCATTTTCTGAAACACCCCCTTGTAAGGAATCCTATGGAAAAATCGGTATAGGACGAATGATACGCCTTCAATTTACCTTTTCGCTTTATCGTTTCAATAAAGGAATCATATATATGATAATCGGGCATCTGTGTTCCCCATAACAAACCGTTAAACAGTTTTGTATTAGGAAGATCGTGCAAATCCTCATATCTTATATCATTGAAGCTGTTATCATGAGCATTTCCCATATACCATCCCGTTCCCCCATACATCACACTTCCCTTATATCCATGTATGAAACTTGGTTCGTTTGTGGATGTAAACACCTTTGATACGGTAATAACATCATAGGAATCAATATTGTTTCCATCCATCAATAATTCCGTATGAATACCTTTTGATTTAAGGAACGCGGACATTTTCATTATGGCAAGATTGGGGAATGTGGTTCCGTTATCTAATAAATCCGCATCAATCAATCCTACTTTCATATAAGTTTTCTTTTTATAAGAGTGTTTTCTACTTCCATCCAATCAACAAATGGTCTATTTGATAAGTTCACGTTATATTTCAACGGACATCCCAATGCCGCATCATCAATGTATATGTGACAATAAGGTTTGGGTGATGTGGTCCATGTGTGCTGTTCAGGATTCTCGTTTACACCGAACAGGGGAATGTTGTTGTACGTAAACCATTGCACGGCTTCCGATAGATACTTTCCTCCCTGTTTGTGTATGTCGTAATCATCGGAAGTCACCTCGTCAATATCACTTCTCATGGTAAACAGAATAAGTTTATGTCCGTTATCAACCAATCTTTTTAATATAGGCACAGCACCTATATCCTTGCCGATTTTAGGAAAGTCATGTGTCACGACCGTTCCGTCAAAGTCAATTCCTATAATAGCCATAATTATTTGTTATGTAATTTATCATATATTTCTCTTACCTGTTTATACCTTTCTTCCTGCTTCTTTGTGAACGGCATGAAGGAATGATTTAACCACCGACATATATAATAACATTTATCATTGGAATAATCAGTTTCATCAATATTAATAAACCAATCAACGTCATTCCTCATTTCTCTTGCAGAAATAAAGGCGTCAATAAGTTTTGGATATTTTATAAGTCCTATGTAATTACTATTTAAATTTGCTTTCGGGCAAACAATACATCCAACTCTTTTGCAATAATCATATTCGGGATTTATAGGTAATGAATATTTATGGATATAATCCCATACATCCTTATCCGTCCAATCTATAATAGGCTTTAATTGTATGATGGAAGTGGCACCAATAGACTGACAATGTTCTTCAAAATAGGAATCAAACAATTCTTTATTTTTCTTTAAAGTCGTTTTGTTTTTCGCTTCAAATGCCGTCCTATTACTCCTACTCCTACTTTCAGCTTTCCTTACTCCCGTAATACTGCACGCATCCACATATTTAGGATTGTGCTTATAATCCTTGCAACAATAAGCTATTTGTACAGTAGGAAGGATGGATTTGTGGTTTTTCCATATATTTTGTATGAACCCGAATTTGTAATCACGCCTCCATATTACATCGGGATAGTTTTCTTTTATAAAACTTAATGTAATATTACTTTCAAAGGCATGGTTGAAAAAGGCTTTGAACGGTATTCCGGCACGTTTGCAAAGGTCATAACATACCTGACTATCTTTTCCTCCCGAAAACCCCAAATGTACTTGCAACCCCATTGTTTTAGCTATCTTACTGAATTTTTGTATTCTAGTAATGGCTAATTGTTCTTTTTCATCCATAACCATCTGTTTATCTATTATTTCTTTCATACTAATTCAATTATAGCCTTCTTTAAATTAACAAATAAAGGTATTGCTGACATACCCCCATTGCAATCCAACTGTCTTAAAGAGGGGACAACCTCTCCGTTATCATCAATATCATAATCTGCAATATAGGCTAACTTCTTCGCTTCGGGAACTAATATCCTTTCATGAGCCGGGACCGTTATACAGACTTTGCTTCCAACAGGGAATCCTTGGTTGGATTCAATATATTCCTTTTCCAACTGAATTTTCTGATTTTTCAATTCCCTTATTTTTGAATCAATATCATTTTTCTTTGTCTGAAATTCTTCTTTGTTCATTTTTTTCTCGTTTTACGTTAATCCTCAATGGCATACAATGCCTGCATACACTCAAAGGGGAAAGATGAATTTAAAGCGTCATATATTTCTTCCGATATATCATCTTCGCTTTCAAAATTACCTTCAACACTTTCAGATCCAAATGCTGTTGCAACATGCTTCTCTTTATACTCCTTACCATTAATGGTTACGGTTGTTTCCCATCCGTCAGAAGTTACTTCGATTACTATCTTATTCATTACTATTCAGTTTTGAAAATTATTTATTTCTCTTTTTAACGAAACATTTCTATTACTACTTTATTTTCCGAGTTCCCATCATCAGGATGCACATCAGTAAAGTCAATGACGGAAAAATCATATAAATCTGGAATGTATTCAGTTTGGTAATCTCCTGTATTCATTACAATATTTATTTCAGCATCCTTATTGACAACTAACATTAACTCGTCAATCATATCTTGGACAGTAATTATTCTTTTCATCATTGTTTCTATGGGTTTTACAAAGCCACCTAAGGCTCATTTTTATATAAGTTTTAATGCTTCCTGTATTCCAGCTTCCAGTGCTTCCTCGTAGGTATCCCATTTTCCTCCGTCATTTGTTCCTTTATAAGCAGAACTAGCTATATGAGTTCCATTGTCAGCTTTAGATATTTCGTATCCATAACCACAGGCACAGTTGTATATACATATATGAATATTCTTGGTTTCACGTAGCCATTTCTGGGCAATGGATTGCGGAGGAAATTCTATATCTATAAACATCCCTTTATCTTTCAGCAACTTTGCTGTTTCTAATGTTACAAGTTCTTCGGTCATAATTTTATTCTCCTTTTAATTTCTTTATTAGCGCATCAGCGAAACCAAGACTCCATTCTGCTGTAATATTTAAACTAGCACTCATTACCTGTTCATGTGGATTGCTGCAAAATCCTTGCATGGCAGCTTTCGCTAGTTCATATCGCCTCTGTTCCCAGTCGATAGCTGAAAAATCAAGTTCGCATTCTCTGTAAACCATGTTATCACATACATATAAATAATCATTGCTATGTTGAGAGTTGATGTTTAATTGGGGAGTTACATCTACCAAAACTCCTGTTGATTTTACTCTTGCTTTCATTGTTTAATCATTTATTTAAACATAACGCTTAGTAATAGTACCGAATGAATGATACCGATGCCAAACTATATTTCCACGCTGAATTTCAGTAAGCCAATCACAAGCCTTAAAAACTTGTCCTACATTGTATAGGAATGGTCTTTTTTGTATTTTTCTTTTTATTCTTGCTTTCATTGTTATTCCTTCTTCCCAACTTTAACATATCCGTTTTCAATGCACCAGCACAACATATCGTATGCTGCATCAATGAGTTCTTTACTCTCTGTAATCTTATAAGATTCCATATACAAGCACGTATAGCTATCCGCAAGTTTTTGGATGGTAAGCACTTGATTGCCAATAAAGCAAGGCAGCTTATCGAGAATATCCTGCAAGGTGTAGATATGGTATAATCCAAGTTCTTGTAAATGCTTCATTTGCTTGAATGACAATACCTGTTTCATTTCTTTTCCTCCTTATCTATCTTAATATCTGTTATTTTCCCACGACTGACAAAGCACTGGTCCATGTTTTGGTTTTCGTAAGCTATATCGCAAATGATTTCTGAACTATCATCGCACTCATTTTGTAATGAGCACTCATCACATATTCCAACTCGCAATTCATGTAGCACTCCGTCTATTATTATTCCGTTCTTGACTTTCATACCGTTCAATCTCCTTTCTGTTTAATCCGTTCCAGCACATCCTTGTTGGCTTCGAGTATATCATCGAAAGAAGGAATGGGCATCCACATGTCACACTCGTAGTCGTTCCAATCCTCAAATTCAAATCCTCCGTCTGTCGCAACGTATGGCGATCTCCCGGATGAAACAACGATATAGCCACTAACAATCGCTCCATTTGATACCATTCTGCAAAGGACAATCTTGTTAGGCTCTGGCAACCGTTCCTTAACACTTATCCAAGGCGATTGCTTTGACTGCCATTCGGCACCTTGTCTGAATGCCTCTTTAACCAACCTCATTTCTAAGCTATTATCGTATTGGCATTCATAACAATATTCTGCCGCTTCCTTCGCTGCATCTTCTACTGTATGTTTCATATCTCTCCTTTCCACCTATCCTAGCAGCATATACATTACTACTAGGAATAGGTAATAAATTGTTGTTTTACTCATTACTTTCTTGTTATTATATATTGCAATCTCCACATATATTCACAAGGGAATCAAATTCTTCTCGTGAATATTCAAATCCATTGATTACGATTACCTCGTTACCATTTTGGTCAAAGTGAACTCCATCATTCATTTCTAATTCGTTTTTAATTAATTCCGTTTTATCTTTATGATATTAATCTTTCCTCAACGCACCAACATAGCATTTCATAAGCTGCATCTATTAATGAGCAAGATAAAAATTCTTGATAATAATCAAACTCGTCAGACATGGAATAACATATATGCCAACAATTGTCACTAAAGTACATTGTAATCCAATAAGTATCCGTTCCTGTTTTTATCTCTTTTGGTAACAGTTCCAAGATGTCAAGAAAAGTAAATGCAGGAATACAATGTTCTTTTCTGAACGGTTCCTTGAAAGTTTTCCACTCTCGTAAAGATAATTGTGGTTGTTTCCCTTCCTCATAAGGATATAACATCCAAGTCATTGATGCGTTACCTGTATTCACTCCAAGTTCTTGCAGGTGTTTCATTTTTTCAATTGACAGCACATTCTCCAAAATTTCCATCAGTTAAAATATTTTTGGTTTTATTTGATACGCTTGCAGTAATATATCTGTTCGTGGTTCTTATATCAGAATGACCAGCCATAGATTTCAGTTCTCCTTCTGGTATTCCCATATTAGCCCATCTGGTAATAGCTGTTCTACGTCCTGTATGTGTTTTGATGAACTGGTACTTCGGCCCTTTCATGAGTACATTTGCCCGTCTTACAAATACCTGCTTGTTTATACCTGCTCTACATCCAAGGGTTGGTAGAACTTCATTCATAGTAGTCTTTAAGGAAGATTCTATGTTGTATTTATCGAACGATCTAACCTCTTTTATCATTTCTATAATCTTGGAAGGTACAGGAACCTCAACGTTCTTACCTGTCTTTTTTGATATATACGAAATAACATTTCCTTCCATCATAGAATCTTTCAATCTGAAAATATCGGAATATCTCATGGCAGTATAGCATTGAATCAGAAACAATTTCTTTACTATTTTTTCTGTAACGTTAAACGGCTCGACATTCCAGAATAATTCTATTTCTTCATCCGTAAGAGATATATTTGAAGGAGATTTTACGTTCAGTGAGATAATATAATCATTGATATATTTGCTCATCTCTTTTGATTCGGACAATATTCTTTTAAGCATTAAAAGATATGCCTTTTGGGATGATTCGCTTATCTTTCTCTTTGATTTTATAACATTGATCATATCATCTATCATGTCACGATTGACAGGCTTTTCAACGGACGGGACTTCCTTGAACGTAGGAATGGCATCATTAAAATCATACTCGTCATAAAGCTGATTGGTAAGATATGGCATTATATGTTTGGATAATGCTTCAAATCTTACCTTTCCGCTTCTTGTCTTTGTATTATTCAACTTTTCTATCAATACTCCTACAGTCATAATTGAAGGGCTATATTCGTTCTGAATTGTTTCAAGCCTGTTTTTTAAATCCTCAATCAGCCTGTTCTGTGATTCTATAGTCTTGTTTAACCTATCTATTGTTTCAGCGAGAATCTGAATTGTTCTTTCTTCGTTTTCCATAAGTTATATATTTTTGTTGCAAAAATAATAAAACGGCATATTCGATAGGTTAAACAATAGTTAGCAACTCTTAAAAATGTTTACTACGCCCATTAATTTATAATCTCCCTCTTCGTTAATGATACATATAGGAGCATTATTATCAGGATTGGTATATGCCAATGTAACATAATCCCCAGGGAACACCTTCAATGCGTTAATCATCTTTTCAATATTCAGATTGCAATCCAAACGCCCTTGACAATATCCTTCAATTCCAACATTTTCCGATATTTTATATCCTGCATCATTTGTGTATGTTATATCCATTTTATTATCTCCCTCCCTGCAAACAAAATGTGATATGTTATATACATCTGACATTACCTTTATTCTTGAAAGGGAATCTATCAAGTCGCTAGTTCTTGCTTTAATAAAGTAATTAAAGTTTGATTTTATATTGTTTACCAATGGTGTGTAGTTTACAAACTTAACCTCCATCAGCGTACAATTAAAGACAGAACCGAAATCCCCATAAGATATGGACATCACCCTTTCATCATCAGATACAGAAACAGTTACATTTTCTTCTGACAACATTTCAAGAAAAGATAACGCTTCCTTTACCGATGTAGGCATTACATTTATGCACAAGTCCTTTGATATATCCGGCTGACATTCTATAACATCTCTTACAAATACAATCTTATCGGACGAACATATATCAATGCAATTATTGGAACAAATAAAATTTATCCCCACTCCACTAAGGCTGGTCACAACGTCACTGATATCATTAAATCCTATGTTCCTTTTTAATGCTCTATACAGATCATTCCTGTTCACGTTGACCCTTATCCCGGTACCACGCTTACCTATTTTAATATCAGGATAAGATTCCACATCTTCTGCAAAGAAAGACGCTTCACTGCCATTGTAAGAGAATATTATATCCTTATCATATATCTTTACCGTAACAATGGAATCCTTTACTGTTTTGAGTAACTTTACAAGTCTTATTCCGTCTACTGCAAACTCCTGCCCGTCATTGCAGTCTGAATCAATAACGGGAATAATCAAACGCATCTCATTGAGGTTGTTGTATGAAGTAACCTCTATCGCATTCTCTGATGCTATATATTTAAAACGAAAACATTTAAGTATCGTCAAGCCTGTATCGGAAAGGCAGGCTTTGGCTGAGTTTAACGTTGAATATAAAACTTTTCTATCAAAAACTATCTTATTCATAAATGTAAAATTCAAATGTATTCAATCCAAGAAAAATGTTCTCTTTTATCAAGGTAATCCATGTCGTTCTCGTTATCATAGGCTTCCTTCTCAAACGATATATTCCTATACGCATTACCTTTTTGTGTAAGCCTGTACAGCCATTCCAAAAGATACAAAATGTAAAACGGAACATACAAAAGCTCTTTCATTTGTTTTGTATGAATCGCTTCGTGATTGTAATCGCTTTCACGCATCGTACATCCTTTTCTTACGAAAAGAACCCCAAACAAATTTATACACTTGTACCCCTTGAATGGAATTATTTTGTTATATATAACTTTCATTGAAACAGCTCTTTAATTATTTTTTCAAAACTTACCTTTGTAGTGCTGTTACGCATACAATAATCTTTTATCTGTAGTGTATTTGACATTCCTGGCTGACCACGCTCAATAGCGTCAAGGATATTCCACAACATTTCCTTAGACCATACAAAATATCCTCTAAAGAAATATGTAGCCATCACATCAGCCTGTTCTATTATATGATTACGGTCATGGTTACTGTCAGGCATTTTAAGTTCTATGCCATATATTTTCCCATCATGTATATAAGCAAGGTCCGGCATACTTTTCTTTGCTCCTAGAGCACGAAACTCAGCCGACTTGTTACCACTTACAGCGGGATGGAGAAGTTCGGAAAAGAATGCCACAAGCAATCCCCTGCATCCTTTACCTTCCTTCTCGTTCCTGTAACTAACTACTATATCTTTCTGCATTTTCTTTTCTTCCGCAGATCGTTTTTCCTCAGCCATAATAAAAAAATTGTATTTGGCAAAGGTATCACGAAATGTGATATGTGAAAAGGGAAAAAGGTTAAAGTTTGTTATCAACCATCTCAAATCCTTCACACATGTCATGTCCGCTGTTTCTTATCTTCATGGCAACGTGTTTTTCAAACCAAGGAATATAACATACGTATCCAACAAACAAACCATCTACAATAACTGTGTATCTATGCTTGCAGCGACAGCAGCAATACTCTCCGTTCCTGCAAGGCTTTGTGTTGCTATTTTGCAAGATCATCCAAAGAAATGTTTTCTGACAAGAAATCGTCCGTGCATTGTTTTACCACATCATCGAACCGCAAATCGCAATACTCGTCAATCCAGTCACCTATGAAGTATAGTTTGTTACTTCCTGCAATAATACCAAACAGAATAGGGTCTTTTCTTTTTTCCACCTCTTCTTTTTTCTTGTCAGACGATAAATCTGTTCCGTTGTTATCAAAGTCGTAGTGGAGAATGACATAATTATCAAATATTTCATATTTGTCTATGTCCGTCTTTTTCCTAATTATGTCAAATGGTATGATTCTTGTATAGTCAGATATGTAATCAAGGCATAGATTTTTCGGACATCCTTTTGCAAACTTCATAAGATTTTCCTCTGATATAGCCTTGTATAATCCTTTACTGAACAATATGCTTTCGTATTTACATATCACCATGTTTCGGAACAGTTTTTCTTTCAAGGCGTGTTGACCGGATCTTTCAGCATAACCTAGCATCAGTATATAGTCTTTTATTCTATCCCTGTATTGCTTCATCTCGTTCTCTGTCTGTATCTTCACCTCAGAAAAGAAATGTATTACGTCAAACTTGGATCTTCTATATTCGTCTACATAATCCTTAATCTTTTTAAACCATGAGTTTTCCTTATGGTTTATGCCAAGAAGAGAGGTTCTTACTTGCTTGTGTTCCTGGTTTGTTTTTACAGAATCAAGCATTGTAGGTGAAACGGTAAGATTAAATTCCGCCACTCCTTCCTTGTCATTGCTTTCCATGTATTGTTTTAGGAAATCGTAAGACATTACACTTGGATTAGGATCTTTCTGCTCTATAACGGCATATTTGGGCAGATTAAAGTCAAGCCTTATAGCTTCATGAAACAAGGCAATTTTACCATCGCTGTTAAGTAAATTTTTTCCCATAATTAAATGTTATTTTTTGTTTCTTTGAATATAACCCCATATAAACTTGCTGGAATATCCGCATTCTTTCATGGCTTTACGAAAATCAGTTTCCGTATTTCTGATATACAACTGCCGTATTGCCCAATAAGTATTGTATCCTTTAAGTTCCGCATACTGGAAAAATTGTGTAGGTGTCATTTGTTCAAATTTTAAATCTCCTACTAGTTCTTGCAGTTCCGCCATTCTTATTTCCTTTTCGGTTGGATATACATATCCGCAGAAAGGACATTCCGAAGCGGTTATGGCAATATATTTACCACATTGTTTACACTCTTTCACCCCTTGTATTCCTTCACATTTCCCCTTGTTATGCCATAAAGCCCATTTACGTTCTTTCTCAAACTTGCCGAGCCGTGATATGTTACCACCGAAGTCTAGGAGAAATGCTTCCGTTTTATTTGGGTGAAGCCGTATAGCCCTGCCAGTTGCCTGGATATAAAACTGAACGGATTGTGTAGCACGGTTTAATATGCAAACCTCTATACTTGTTTCATCGTATCCCGTAGATAAGATACCACTGTTGCATATAACGGTGAATTTATCGTCATGGAAATCCTTGATAAGCTGTTCCCTGTTTCCTGTAAGATGCTTGTATCTTTCATATAATGCTAACTCATCCGGCTTATTCTTATCTATACCTGATATGAGGAATTTTGCAGGAATGCCAGCTTCATTAAATTCAGCGCACATCCTTATCGCATTTGCCTGTGTGGCATCAAAACAGATTGCTTTCTTCATCGGGCAGATACGCATATAGTTTTCAATCACCCCCTTGTACTGTACAGACTTGTTGAACACCGCACCCATCTGCCTGCTATCGAAATCACCTGTGCGATAATCGGTATTAACCTTAGACAAGTCGGGCGCATCAACTGTAAACGTTCTCAACTTGGTTATGTTTCCCCGGTCCATCATATCCTGTATCTGGGCGGTTTCTACAATCTCTTCATAGTTCATGCCAAGCTGCCTTTGGTTTCCACTTCTCATCGGGGTTCCTGTAAGACCTACTACATACTTATCATCAAGCAAACCAGACTCAAAGAGATAATCCGCGTCAGACGAATGCGCTTCGTCTATCAGACAGAGAGATACACTTTTAACCCATTCAACCCATTCGGGCTTTTCAATCCTTCTACGGAGAGTTTGAGCCATTGCGGACACTACTAGACCTTTAGGTATGTTCCTGTGCTTAGGGGAGATGTATTCAGCCTGTATGCCAACTCTTTCCAACGTTCCCCCTGTTTGTGTCATAAGTTCAGATCTGTGGGATACGATAAGCACCTTATTCCCCTTTTCGACAGCACCTTTAGCCATAAAACTCATTATGACCGTTTTGCCGTAACTTACACAGGCTGAGAATATGACGTGTTTATGATTAGTCAGGGCATTTCTCAGACGGGTTATCCCCACCTCTTGGTAATCCCTTAGCCTGATTTCGTTTGTACTCATTTTCTTGTATTATTCTTTCAAGTTCGTTTTTCAATGCAATCACAAAAGCCATGCACTCTTCTCCTTCAAACTGCTTGACAAACTGCCTTGCGGCATCTTCGTAATCAGGAACACATTCCTTTTTGAAGTATTCCTCATTGTCTTGAAGAACCATCCAATCCTCGAAGTGGTGGTTTGGCTTTTTCTTGAATATGTGAAGCAAAATGGCAGTGTCGCTATTTAGTTTGATCAGCTTCCTGTCGTAGTTTTCAAATTCGTCAACGTAATCCGTATTCATCTTCGTAAAACAATTTAAAGTTTCTCCATCTATGCCCGTTTTTCCCCTTACAGAAAGAACTGCATGAGCGTTGTGGCATACCTAATTTCCTCTCACAGTCACAACAGGCTTCAAAGCATAGGAATCTGTTCGTGCCATCCTCTATCGCAATGACAGCCCTTGTATTGTTTCTATGACCGAGATAAGAACCGTTTTCCTTTCGTTTTTTAATGAGTTCCTTCATAAGAACTCTTTTCTTTTCACGTTCCTCATCCGATACTTCCCTTCCTTTCTTGAATCCATAATTATGGCCTTTTACGAACCTTCCTTTTTCGTCACGGTAAGATATTGGATAATCTATCCATAATTCGCTAATTGCTGGCATTGAAATCTAACTTTAGTTTTACAATTTCATCACTCATGGCATGTACTCTTTTCAGCCATGCCATTTTCCATGCTTCTTTTCCTATACCATATATACGATATATATCATCTCCTACATCATCAAATTTGATAGGAGTGCAGCTTATTGACTTACATTTCGTTCCGTCCATAAGTTCAACGTCACCTACACCTCCATTGAGCATGATAAAGTTGATATTGTTTTCTATGGCAAGATAGGGGATGATTATTTCATCCCCACGATTAGGTTTGTTGTGCTTGATTAGTGTAGTCATAACAACTTAGACAAGGTATTAATATACATTTTTACAGACATTTTGTTCTAGACAAATTACCATAATATTTGGTGGCACTTGTAAATTAATCAACTTCCACTAACTCACCGTTTTCCAGTCTATACCATGTATCAGCCTTGACAACCTCACCATCAACTACTACAGCCTTCCAATCAACAATATCATACGTATCATCCCTTTCCTCAGCTATGACCAAAATTGCACCTATTCCGCCTTTTACCTGAACATTTTTTCCTCTTGCTACTGACAAACCATTAGATCCTGTTGAAGCCTTTCCTCTTGCCGTGGCAGCACCATAATTACCAGCCGTAGCAGCACCACTATCACCAGCCGTGGCAGCACCTCTATTACCAGCCGTGGCAGCACCATTATCACCAGCCGT